CCTAACCTTGTGAACGACCTTTCTGCGGAACTAGACAAGACGGGAGTTCGATTCTCCCTACCTCCACCAGCCGCCTTCGGGCGGCTTTTTTATTTTAAAGAATCTATTTACTATAAGCCTTTAGGAGGCACGAAATTTTGACTAAAACTCTAATACTAGATACAAATGTTTACTTAACAGAGGCTCAATCGTTGTTCTCTTTTGGTCGCAGCGATATCGCTATTCCAACAATGGTTCTCGACGAGATAGATAAACACAAACATCGACAGGATACAGCCGGTTTAAACGCCAGGATGATGAATCGTGTTTTGGACAATTTAAGAAAAAAAGGAAGTTTATTTGCAGGTGTTCCACTTGGAAGTGGCAAAGGAAGAGTTTTTGCAGCACAATATGATCCAAGATATATGCCAGCAGGAATGGAACCAAATGATGCAGATAATAAAATAATTGCCGTCACACTAAGACTAAAATTAGAGGGACATGATGTAGCAATCATATCCAGAGACTTGAATATGAGGGTCAAATGTGATTCTTTCGGGATCGAGTGTTATGATTACCAACCACAACAAGCCGTCAAGTCGGTAGAAAAGTTATATGATGGAATCTCAGAGATTTTTTTGCCGGACGACCAAATTGACAAATTTTATAATGGTGGTGAAATAAACTTACCTGAACAAAAAACAAAACTTTATCCCAATCATTTTTTGATTCTAAAATCAGAATCTAATGAAAGTAAGTCAGCCATTGCCAGATTTACAAATAAAAATTCTCCCCTAAAAAAGATTCTTACCTATAAAGATATTTGGGGATTGTCTGCTAACAATAAAGAACAGAAATTTGCTATGGATTTGCTTTTCGATAAAGATGTTCATATCGTATCTTTAACGGGACAAGCCGGCACTGGAAAGACACTCATCGCAGCCGCCTGTGGTTTAGAACAAGTCCTTCATAGTACCAGATCTCAAGGCGGATACGACAAGTTAATCATAACACGACCAGTTCAACCAATGGGTAGAGATATCGGATTTTTACCAGGAACCCTGGAAGAAAAAATGATGCCCTGGGTTGCCCCTTTGCGTGATAACTTAGAATATCTATTTGGAGACAAGACTGCTCTAGATATGCAAATAGAACAAGGAGTAGTAGAAATAGAGGCAATGACGTATATCCGAGGCAGATCAATTTCAAACGCATTTATGATTGTTGATGAGGCACAAAACTTAACAGCCCACGAGTTAAAAACTATAATAACAAGGGTTGGTCACGGTACTAAGTTAGTTTTGACAGGCGATATTCAACAAATCGATAATTCCTATGTGGATGCTGTTTCGAATGGATTAACTCATGCTGTTGAAAAGTTTAAAGAATTTCAAATCTCTGGTCACGTCACTCTTTATAAGGGAGAAAGATCAAAACTAGCAACATTGGCTGCGGAAATACTATGAGAGAATATATTTTAGAAAAAATGGAAAACAGCCCAAAAAGATTTCGTCTTGGGGGGATTGAAGTAGAAGAGATAGATCTTTTACCTAATGGAATAAATTTAGACCATATACTCAAGGCTTTAGAGAAAAACTTTCCTTCTCATTATTTCAAAGGAGTGAAAGGTATAAAAATCAACCACCTGAAAGACTTCGACGAAAGAGAAGTTAACGCTCTCTACCGAGATGGTTATCTCCATATAACAAATCAACAAGACAATCATCAGGACATTTTGGATGATATCGTCCACGAATTTGCACACCATCTTGAGACACTCCATCTTGAAAAGATATATGGCGACGAAAGTATTAAGAAAGAATTTCTCAAAAAAAGAAAGCAATTAGAATATGAAATTAGGTCCGAGGGATATTGGACTGATGAATTTGATTTTAGTGACGTTAGGTTTTCTACGGCTTTTGACAATTTCTTGTACAAAAGGGTTGGAAAAAGTATGTTAAAAATGCTCACTTCTGGTCTCTTTATTAGACCGTATGCTGCGGTATCATTACGGGAATATTTTGCTACTGGTTTTGAGGCATACTATTTAGACAAGCAAGATTCATTGAAAAAAATTAGCCCATTTTTGTATTTAAAAATTGACGAAATACACAAAGATCTCTATAATAAATAAGAATAAGTAAGAAAGCAGGTTACATTGGCTGGCAAACACATTTCCTACTCCGAGTGGAAGAACTGGCACATCTGCCCTCACTACCACAAACTCACTTACATTGACAAGGTTGCCCAGTTTGAGGGCAATATCTACACTGCTTTTGGGAAGGCGATTCACACTGTTTGTGAATTTACTTTGACTTCCCCCGAAAAGTACAGAGAGCCGGGCACGATTGAGGCATTAGTTAAAGAGCAATTCATCGCCGAACTTAACGCCCTGCCCGATGATGCCCAACTAGAAGCCAAAAGGGATTTCGCCCTCAAAGAGTGGCTGCTAAATGGCGTTCAAATCATTCCCGACCTTTACCGCTGCCTTGCCGACAAGTTCGGTAAACTGGGTGAGGACTGGGAAGTGTTGGCAGCCGAAGAGCAACTCTACGAACCCATCACAGAATTCACGGAAGCAGAAAAAAAGTTCAAAGGCTTTATTGACCTTGTAGTCTACTCCAAGAAGGATGAGAAAATCCACCTGATTGACTGGAAGACCTGCTCCTGGGGATGGCGTCGTGAAAAGAAGAGCGACAAGATCCTCGCCTACCAACTCGTATTCTATAAACACTTCTATGCCCAGAAGTATGAAGTTGACCCGAAAGACGTTGACTGTCACTTCGTTTTGCTCAAACGAACTGCGAAGGCTGGAAAGAAAGCCGAGTTCGTGCGGGTGACGGCAGCGAAAAAAAGAACAACAGATGCTCTTAACGCCTTAACAAAAGCGTTGCATAATATTAACAAAGAGAACTATATTAAAAACCGTGCTGCTTGTACGAACTGTAAAGACCGATTCGGTACTTGCGAGTTTTACCAGACGGAATACTGTTCGTAGGAGGAACAATTTTGTCCGACAAGAAAATAAAAGTTTTAACGATTAGTGACCACCCTCTTTTGCCATCTGGGGTTGGAACACAAACAAAGTATGTAATTGAGGCACTTCTAAAGTCTGGAAAGTTTCAAGTTATATCTCTTGGTGGTGCTGTAGACCACCCATCATATGAACCTACTAAGGTAGATGGATACGGCGAAGATTGGCTAATTTTCCCTGTAAAAGGGTATGGAACCCAGCAGGATGTTCGCCGCTTTATGCTACAGTTTAAGCCCGACATTTTATATTTTATGACTGATCCTCGTTTTTATGAGTGGTTGTGGCATATGGAGGATGAAATTAGAGAGAATGTCCCGATGGTTTATTATCACGTTTGGGACAATTACCCTTACCCAACGTTTAATCAGTCAAAATATAACTCGAATGATAAAATAGTGACCATCTCTAAGGTCACTAGCGATATTGTACAAACTGTTAGTCCTAACGTGGATGAACAATATATTCCTCACGCTGTGGACTTAAGCATCTTCAAGAGAAGGTTTTCCCAAGAAGACCGAGACATTATTTCAAATATTCGCAAACAATATAATATGGAAAACAAGGTCGTCTTTTTTTGGAATAATCGTAACGCCCGAAGAAAACAGTCTGGAACGCTTATCTATTGGTTTAAAGAATTTCTAGATGAAGTAGGTCATGATAAAGCCACCCTTTTGATGCACACAGATCTAGATGATCCCCACGGACAGCCACTGGGCGTTATTGCTGAACACTTAGGTCTGCGAGATGGTCAGATAGGGTTTTCTATAAACAAGATGTCTCCTCAAGACTTGTCGATGCTCTATAATCTTGCAGATTGTACTATTAACATATCAGATGCTGAGGGTTTTGGTTTAGCAACTCTTGAATCGTTATCGTGCGAAACTCCAATTATTGTAAATATGACTGGAGGACTTCAAGAGCAGGTCACAAACGGAACAGACTGGTTTGGTGTAGGTATTGAGCCAACTTCAAAATCAGTAATCGGATCACAGCAGGTGCCTTGGATCTACGAGGACCGGATTTCTAAAGAAGATTTTATTAACTCCCTTAAGAAAATTTATGATTTATCCTCTGAGGAGCGCCAAAAACTTGGAAAAGCCGGCAGGAAACACGTTGAGGAAAACTATAATTTCTCTGATTTTGGCAATAAGTGGGTCCAATGTATGCTTAATATATACGAGCAGCATGGTTCTTGGGAGAATAGAAAAAATCACATTAAATGGAGATTTAAAAAGTTATGATTCGAGTTTTATTAAAAGGACCAATCCTAAGTAAAAGCGGGTACGGTGAACACGCTCGATTAGTGTATAGAGCATTAAAGAGCCGACCAGACAAATTTGACTTGTATGTGGTGCCTATTGAATGGGGCGTTTCAAATTGGCCCATAAACGTTTCTGACCCAGAAGTACAGGACATATTGCAGTGTATGAATAAAATGGCACATACAAACGGTCAGTTTGATGTGTCGTTGCAGGTAACTGTGCCAACAGAATGGGAGAATCATGCTACAGTTAATATCGGTGTAACGGCTGGTATTGAAACGGACAAAATATCTCCGGAATGGCTCCAGGCGTGCAACAAAGTTGATAAAATTATTGTAGTTTCTGAGCACTCCAAGACATCGATGAATGTTTCATACCCTTATCAAAACACCAAAACAGGTGAATCAGGAATTCTTAATTTAGAAACACCTGTAGAAGTTATTGGATACCCAGTAAAAGAAAAAAATACAGTAGATATTGACATAAAGCTAGATACTGATTTTAACTTTCTTGCTATAGCCCAAATATCGCCAAGGAAAAATGTTGGTGTCCTTGTAAAACAATTTATTGAGGAATTTCACGATGACGAAGAGATTGGTCTTGTTTTGAAGTTTCACACAGGAAACCACTCGATCATTGATGATGCTATGACAACAAAAAAAGTCAAAGGCTGGTGTGATAAATATCCAGACCGTAAGTGTCAAGTTTATCTAATTCACGGTAATCTCTCTGAGGAAGAAATACATTCTCTCTATAAACATCCTGGGATTAAGTCCTATATTACTACGACACACGGAGAGGGGTACGGGTTGCCTATTTTTGAGGCGGCTTATAGTGGCTTACCAGTTGTTGCACCGGCATGGTCAGGGCAGGTAGATTTTCTATATGCTCCTGTTAAAAATGAAAAATCTGGAAAAGTCAAAAAAACGCCCCTCTTTACAAAAATCAAATATGATTTGAAAGAAGTTGAGCCGGCGGCTGTTTGGAAAGGCGTTATCAATGAAGGTACAAAGTGGTGTTATGTTGAAGAAGACTCTTACAAAAAAGCACTGAGAAACTCTTATGAAGCAATTAACTCCAAGCAGAAGATGGCTCAACAACTCAAAGAATATTTAGATGAAGAGTTTTCAGAAGAAAATATCTATAAAAAGTATGTAGATTCTGTTTTAGAGGTCGATACCACCGATGAGGAAATAGAGAATCTTTTCTCTCAATTAGAGTAATGTATGTATTTGTTTCGGATGCCTTCTTAAAAGACTACACTGGAGGGGCAGAACTTTCAACACAGGGTCTTCTAGATAAGGCTTGGAGCCCGATAATTAATTTGTATTCTGCACAAGTAACTCCCGACATAATAAATTCTCTGAAAGATTATCATTGGGTTTTTACTAACACTTCGTTTATGGCAAAAAATTGTTATTTGGAAGCAATAAAAACATTAAATTACTCTGTAGTTGAATTTGATTATAAATTTTGCTCTATGAGATCTGTTGAGAAACATGAAGAAGTAGAAGGCGAATGTAGATGTGAAAATAGCTCTTTTGGAAAGTTGTTTGCTGTTTTTTTAGCAAAAGCATCAAGTGTTTTTTGGATGAGCAAAAACCAAAGCGAAAAATACTTTAGCAGGTTTCCAGTTTTGAGAAACAAGCAAAATTATGTTTTGAGTTCTATTTTTAATGATGATTTGCTAGACAAGTTAAGCACCCTCAGAGAGACGCCCAAAGATAAGAAAAATTCTTACCTTATAATGGGTTCACAGTCTTGGATCAAGGGAACTGAGGACGCTATATTGTATGCTACAGAAAATAACTTAGAATATGAAGTGGTACAAGGTATTCCTTATGACAATATGCTACAAAAAATATCTCAACATAAAGGGTTGATTTTTTTACCCAAAGGGTCAGATACTTGCCCAAGACTAGTGATTGAGGCAGCTTTGCTCGGATGTGATCTAAGACTTAATAACAATGTTCAACACAAAAATGAAGATTGGTTTAAGGATACAGATCCATCAAAGATATGTAATTACTTGGGAAGCAGAGCAGACTATTTTTGGGAAATATTACACCAAAACACAAATGCATCCTTGGTCCCAAAGCCTAGTGAAGAAGACAGTAATACAAAATATGTCTTCATTGTGCCTGTCTATAATTCTGAGTCTTGGATATCTCACGCACTCAAAAGCATAAAAGATCAGAAGAAGCAACGTTGGAGATGTTATGTAGGGGACGATATATCCACGGATAAAACGTTTAATAATGCCAAAGAGTTGATAGGAGACGATCCTCGCTTTGTGTTAGTTAAAAACGAAGAAAAGAAATATGCACTGAAAAATATTAGTGATCTAGTAGATCTAGCCGCCCCTGAAGATGATGAGGTTATTGTTATTTTAGATGGTGATGATTGGTTGTCTAATAAATATGTACTGGATGTATTAGATAAGCATTATGATAATGGGTCTTTGGTGACTTATGGGAGTTTTATTGAGTTTCCAACTGGCAGAGTAGGACAAGAATCAAGTAAATACGCCGATGAGGTTGTTGTCGAGAATAGTTTTAGAGACGATACTTGGAGAGCATCTCACCTAAAGACGCTAAAGTTTAAGGTCTGGAAAAATATAGATAAAAGAGATTTTTTAAATTCAACTGGTGAATATTTTAAATCATCCTATGATCAAGCCATAATGTTACCTGCACTAGAAATGGCAGGAGAAAAATCTTCTTATGTTAAAGAGGTGTTGTGCGTTTATAACGTAGGAAATCCGAATGCTGTTAATAAGACTGCCCAAGAGCAACAGCACAAGAATATGCTAGAAATTAGAGCAAAAAACAAATACTCTCGGGCAAGCCTATGACAAACATTCATCTCCAGAACGTAGATCTTACGAGCAACTCCGGTCCCAATTGTTTTGGAAGGAAACTTTTTGATTGCCTGAGGAACCAGGGAATTACATTCAACGCCTTACAGGACCCAGTGGCAACGTTGGCGTTTATTCAGAAAATCAAAGTTCCATCATCTGGAAAACTATTCCAAAGACTAGATGGGATATATTTTAATTCAGAACAAAACTATACCCAACAAAACAAACCAATATTAGAAACGTATAAGGTTGCAGATGGTGTAATCTTTCAGAGTGATTTTAATAAAAGATTAGTGACCAAATATTTTGGCGAACATAAGAGCAGCACGATTATTCACAATGGTGCCAGTCTTGAGCTGATACAATCAATTCCAGATGTCCCAGAACACATAAAAAATAAACACAACAAAATATGGTCCTGTGCTTCTCATTGGAGACCCCACAAAAGACTACAAGAGAATATAAGGTATTTCCTAGAACACAGTCACGATAATGACGTTTTGTTTGTAATGGGGAAAACCGATGACAAACCAATTGATGACCCTAGGATAAGATATTTAGGGAATTTAAAATATGAAAATGTTTTAACTATATTGAAGGCATCTGATTATTTTATCCATTTAGCGTGGCTTGATCATTGTCCAAATGTTGTAGTTGATGCTAGGGCGTGCGGTGCGCAAGTTATTTGCTCCTCTTCTGGAGGAACAAAAGAGATTGCTGGGATTGGTGCCGTTGTCATAAAAGAAGATGAATGGGACCTAGAGCCTGTTCGTCTCTATTCTCCCCCACAGATAGACTTTTCACAAAAACTTAAAAATTCTTATGATAGTGAGTATGATATGAAAAAAGTATCTCAAGCGTATTTGAAATTTATAACGGAGCAAACAAATGACGACAGGTAGGCATAAATCTTATGAAGAGTATATAAGGTTTCAAAAAACAAAAACAGAAGATCCAGTCCGTCGCCAAAAATGGCTCAACGAAGAATGGAACCTCAAGTTACAGGGATTTAAGGAGTTGTTTGTACGCCACGGTCTTGACACGGGAAACAAAAGAGCACTATGTATAGGTGCTAGAACTGGTCAAGAAGTGGTAGCATTAAAAGAATTGGGCGTAGACGCTTGTGGTATAGATATTGTCCCGTGTCCTCCGCACGTCGTCGAGGGGGATATGCACAATCTTCAATATAAAGACGGCGAATTTGATTTTGTATTTAGCAACGTCTATGATCATTCGCTTTACCCTGAAAAAAAAGCATCTGAAATTGAAAGAGTGTTAAAAGTTGGAGGCAAGGCACTCTTCCAGTTTCAGATAGACGTAGACCAAGATGAATATACAGAATTTTATGTTAATAAGCCAGATCATGATCTGTTGCCCTTGTTTCATCAGAGTTTATGTATCAAAAACGAATCAATACCTCGAAATGTTTTTGGTATGAACTGGGAAATAGTCCTGGAAAAAAACGATTTACTTTCAAAAACATATGAAAAAGTTGGAAAAATAAAAGAACTCACAGTTCCTTCAGAATATAAACAAATATGGGATGATATTAATCTTCTCATACAGATACAAAAAACAAAAAATTATAAACTTACTGAAGAAACCGCAAAAGAGTGTTTAGAGATTCTGCCAAAACGTGGATTTTATTTGTCATCTTTGGCTAAGATAGCAGGGTGTAAAAAAATAGTAGAAATGGGAACAGCCGAAGGTTGGCAATTTTACACTTTTGCTGAGGGTTTGTCAGATACAGAAGGGCATGTTTGGAGTGCTGATATTAGAGATGTTAGAAATGAAAAATATGTTGAAAAATTTCAAAACAATACAACTTTTGTTAGCGGGACTTCAAAAGACCTGAAAGAACATCTTGAATCACACAACGTTAAAGATGTAGATTTATTTTATATTGATGCCTCTCACGATAAGGGAGCCGTTATAGCAGACATAATCAACCTTAAACAATTCCAATCCGAAAACCCTATCTGGGTTTTAGATGATTATGATGAAAGATTTGGATGCTATTATGATATTGAAAGAATTTGTAAGATGAAGAAAAACTATCGAGTCCACAATGTTGGAAAAACAGCATCTGGAAATCCCACTCATCAAGTGATTATTTTTGGTCGTATGTAAGATATGAATATTCGTTTTTACAGTACCGTGAGGGATATTAAGGTTGGTTCTTATCGTATTTGGTGTAATGATTTATGTAACTACTTTAAAATTGCAGGAATAGATGCACAATTTATTGAATCTCTTGACAACATAGAAGAGGCAGACGTAATCATTTTATCCAAGAATGATTGGCAGTGGGCAGACATTTTAAAGAGAAAATATCCAGATAAAATTATAGGAGTTACAAATCTTGCAGCGGATAAAGAAAACATCTTGTGTGATTTTGTAATCGTAGGATCCTTAGAAGAAAAAATAAGTCTTTCTCGTTATCCAAATGTATTTTATTACCCTTTGATTGAAGATATGTTTCAAAATATTGAGATTAAAAAACATACAGACAAAGAAATTTTAACTCTTGGGTATCATGGTAGTTTTACTCATTTAAGTAAATTTTCACCGTATTTATCGTTAGCACTTGAATCCTTTGAAAAAGAGCAGCCTTTTGAATTGAAGGTAATAACATCCCCAGGCTATAATGGGTGGTCTATTGGCGTTCCACGAATAAAAAATATACAACTATCTCACTGGAACAAAGATACTATTGTAGAAGAAATAAAGAAGTGCGACATTGGGTTAGTCCCCAATATAACATCTATAACCCCAAACCAGTTTATGGGTATAAAAACAAACCCAGAAATGGGACTATATGAAACAGACTTCATTATTAGGTTTAAAAATAAGTCTAATGCAGGAAGATCGTTTGTTTTTCACCAAGTAGGGATCCCTGTTGTGGCAGATATTACACCAAGTAATTTTCATATTCTTGGTGACGAAAATTGCGGCTATGTAGCCCATAATACAGACAGTTGGTTGAATGCTTTAAGATCTCTGTCGAGTGCAAACAAAAGAAATAAAATAGCAACAGCCGCTAAAAATAAATTTGACCAAGAATATGACCCTATAAAATGGGCAAAAAAACTGTATGATAATATAAAGGAGATTCGGAATGACATCTAGAGGAGTATTATATATTGCTTTCAACGAGCCGTTTATTAAAGAGGCATTAATCTCTGCGGAATCTGTCAAAAAGAACTGCCCAGATCTTCCAGTAACCTTTTATAGCGACAGGTTAGTAGATTCAGAATTTGTAGATGACTGTCGAGTTATTAGTGTTAATCATATACGAGCAAAAGTAGATTATGTAGATCAAACACCTTACGATGAAACTATCTTTCTAGATACTGATACTATTGTTGATCACAATATAGAGGAGATGTTTGGTATACTAGAGAAATTTGATTTTGCCATTTGTCACGATTTAGCCAGAAAAAGAGAAAGTATCTCTGCTAAAATACCGGAATATGCTGCGATTCCATACGCTTTCCCTGAAGTTAACCCTGGTGTTATGGTATTTAAAAAATCAAAGCCAGTTATGGATTTTTTCCAATCGTGGAGGGATTTATTTTATCATTATTTTTCACGATGGCCTTACGAGCAACCAACTTTTAGAACGGCACTGTGGCATTCAAATATGAGGTATTATATACTTCCTGTTGAATATAACATCCGAAGTAGAGGCAATAGGGAAAAACAAAACAAATTCAAACATGAATTCGGAGAATCTCATCTAAAACCAAGAATATATCATATGCACGCTGACCCCAAAATAAACCAAGGACAGTACAAGGTAGGATCTTTGGAAGAGGCGCTGATGTTTTGTAAAAACAATTTTATGGAGTATTAAATGAAGTACTTGTTTTTTATAGGGAGCGGAAGAACGGGAAGCACCTTCCTCGGTCAAGTACTAAACTATCACCCAAATTGTTTGATCTCCAACGAGTCTCGATTTTTAGACAAAGTTGTAAAACAAAAGTGTTCTACTGATTTGGCTTTTAGTCATCTATATGAAGAGGCAACAAGGCAGTTTGAGAGTGGATTAGAAAACACAGGGTATAAAATGTCCCAGTACCAAAAAAGATGGAAAGAGATGGGACACTTGTCAGAACTACCAGAATTCAATAAAAAAGAAATCATGGTAATAGGAGACAAAAAAGCCGGCGGCACCACTTCTATCTTTAGGGAACATAAGCAAGAATTCCTAGATTTTGTCACGAAAAATAAATTCTATTTTTTGCATCTGATTAGAAACCCTGCTGTTGCTGCTCGTTCTTATATGAAATCTCACGGATTTGAAACCTATGAAAAGGCTTGTAAAAAAGTTTTAGATGATTCTATTCTTGCTTCTACTGTGGAAGATTATATTGACCCTGATTTGTATTTAAGGGTTTATTATGAGGACCTTTTAGACGATTTTAGCATAACCACCAAGAACATAAACAGTTGGCTTGGATTAGAGACAGATCCCGAATGGTTACTCCATATTCAAAAAACCTTAAACAAGAATGATTCTGAGACCGATATGGATGACCTACGCAGGGCAAAGGAAATTATGCTGTCTGATGATACAAAGAATATTTTTAAGAGATATTTCACAACAATATGAGAATAAACACTTCTAATAATTTATCGGCGTTCATTAATAAGTATGCCGCCTTACATCATTGGAAAAACTCACCAGAACTTAGATTAACTCCTCGCCAATATAATCAAGAGAGGCTTGGTTGCAACTCTTTTTGTGTTTCTGATTTATTAAACAGTATCACAGCAGAGACAATATCCCTTCATAAATACAACCTGTTATTTGCTCACTTTTCCCCACTGGACGCAGAGATGGAAGCCTTGGGTTTGCCGCTGTATGCTTCTAAGGTATTGCCAAATTCAAAGATACATTTTACCTACGATAAAGGGGGTACAAATGTATTCAGGTATGAAATACAAGAAACAAAAATCAACCCCATAGAAACATTAAATGAAGCGTATGATATTATCATCGGAAGATCAGCGGTTTTTAATACGATGAAGAGCAGACCGTATGATAATAAAGTTTGGGAGAAAAGCGGTTGCAGAGTCAATATAAAAACAATGTCCTATGCACCTAACTTGAAAAATGCCGATTACTATTTCGAAGAAGAAGATATGTGTCCTCCGGCAAGTCCGGATTACGTAGAACAGTGTGTAGAATTTTTATCGAAACACAAAAAAGAAAACATCATTTTAGTCAGCGGGACAATGTGGTATGTAAAGAATCAATTACAAATGATAAAAGACCTCGATGAAACATTGTGTAGTGATTATGTCTTAGTTTTTATGGGTCCTTTGCGGGACGCCGAATATGTAAAAGACATAATAAGCATATGCGAGCAGAAAAAAATAGATTACTTTATACTTGGACAAGTCAACAAAAAATTTGCTCGTGAAGTTAAATACCTTTCAAAAATTTCTGTTATACCAATGGATATGCGAGTATATGGTCAGCCAAAAGGGTACCCAAGAACATTGGGAGAAAGCATCGCCGCAAAATGTATTACTTTATGCAATAAGCCAGTTACAGTACCATCTTACTATCAAGAATCTTGTTTAATTTACGACGAGGAAAAACAGCAGGACTTAAACAAACAACTAAAAAAATGTATCGATATAGTTAGAAGTCCTGATTATATCAATACATTTAAATGGGGATCATATTCAATGGAGGATCATTGTGAATATGTGTTAAAAAGATGCCTAAAAATGATCCCATAAAAGTACTTTTATTTACCAAAAATAATGAGCATTATTTTCCTTTTATTGATAAGTTAAAAGAAGATTGCACTCTCAAAATAGTTTATCCTAATAATCACCCACGCATCAAAGACAAGGGGTTTGAAAATTTTAAACAAGAGTGTATTAAATTTTCTGCCGATATTTTAGTATCTTTTTACTATAACAGGGTCATACAAAGTACGCTTCTAGATAAACACCGTTTATCAATAAACTTTCACGGATCGTTGCTACCTGATTATGCTGGAAGCCATGCTTTGAATTGGCAATTAATAAACGGAGAGAATGTTAGTGGCGTAACTATTCACGAACTAACAAATAAAATAGACGGGGGAAAGATCTTCTTACAGAAAGATTTTCAAATAGAATTTGACGAGGATGCTAACGATGTTTTAAGAAAAGGGGTAACAACATCTTGTAAAATGTGGGACGTGTTTTTAAAAAAATATCGAGACAACGATTTACATCCCGTGGAACAAAGCAAAGAAAAAATAATTTTTGAATGCTCAAAAAGGTCGGATAAAGATGGAGAAATAACTAAAAATATGAACCCCATTGACATCTATAATTTATCAAGGGCTCTTCCCCCTCCGTGGCCTAGACCTTTTTACTATACAGAACAGCAAAAAAAAGTTAAACTTTCGTATCCTGTAAGTCTTGAGAAGGCAGAAAGAATATATCAAGTTCTAAATGGAGAGAGAAAATGATACACCAAACTGCTATCGTAGAAACAGAACAAGTTGGAAACAACACTAAAATTTGGGCTTTTTCTCATATATGCCAAGGGGCAAAAATCGGTAAAAATTGTGTGATTGGAGAAGGTGTATACATTGGTCCAAATGTGGTCATCGGGGATAATGTAAAAATTCAAAACCACTCCTTAATATATGAAGGTGTCAAAGTTGAAAATGACGTTTTCATCGGTCCAAATGTTGTAACAACAAACGACATATATCCCAGAGCAGTTGGAGATTGGAAAGATCGGTTTCGTAAAACTCTAATATGTAGAGGTGCTAGTATTGGGGCAAACAGCACGATTTTGTGTGGAATTACGATAGGTTCTAAATCCTTAGTAGGTGCCGGCAGTGTAGTCACTAGAAGTATACCAAAAAACACTTTAGTTTATGGCAACCCAGCTAAGATTCAAGGAGAGGTAAAAGATGCCAGCAATAGTTAGAAAAATATTTGAGGAAGAATTTACAAAAAGGTTTAAAGTTAAGCAATCTATTGCGGTTAACAATGGAACCAGTGCGCTGATCGCCCCTTTGTGGTCTATGGACTTAAAGCCTGGGGATGAGGTTATTACAACACCATTTACTTTTATAGCAACTTCTAATGCTATTCTTATCGCTGGTGCAACACCTGTTTTTGTGGACATAGATCCCGTTACTAAATTGATAGACGCCAACAAAATAGAAGAAGCCATAACTCCGAGAACTAAAGCAATCATACCAGTACATTTGTATGGTCGGGTTTGTGACATGCCCAAAATAATGGAAGTAGCCAAGAGGCATAATTTGGTAGTTATTGAAGATACAGCACAGGCTTTAGGAGCCAGATGTAATTTTTGTTTTGAAACAGGACAACAAAAATGTTACCCCTGCAAGGATCCCGATGGACAATTGGCAGGAACTATGGGTGATGTTGGGTGCTTTAGTTTCTACAAGACAAAGAACTTTTCTACGTTTGAAGGGGGTATGATAACTATTAATGAAAATTCTATGCTGGATGGCGATAAAATACGTTCCATCTGCGACCAGGGGCAAGTTGGTAAATATAACCATGAATATGTGGGTTTCAATTTTAGGTTGGCTGAACCGCTGTGCCTTTTAGGACTAGAGAATTTAAAAATTCACGAAAAAGCATATCTTGCCGAACTTGGAATGAGGGACGAGTCTCACGGACATTATCCCAATGTTGTTTATGAGCAGCCTGCTTATAAAAGACTTGGGATAACTGGAGATTGCCCCAATGCAGAAAAGGCAGCAAGAGATATTCGGAATATGAAAAAGTGATCGGCTCCATCCACCAACCTAACTTTCTCCCGTGGGTTCCTTACTTTGTAAAGATTGCCGTTGCAGATCTCCATATTCACTTAGATCATGTAGAGTATTCTAAGAATGGCTGGACAAATAGGTGCTCTGTTTCTTTAGACTCTGAGAAGCACACATACATAACAATGCCCGTTGTTAAAAAGGATAGTTCTTTGCCCATTCATAGAGTAAGAATATCCCAGAATTGGAAATCTGTTTTCAGAAAAACAAAAACAACACTTCATCATAAGTGGTCCAAAAGGGATGGTTTTAAAAATGTTTTGAATATTTTGGAAAATGTAGAGGCGCTTTGCCTAGAAACAGAAAGTTTGTGTTCTGTCAATATTAAACTTGTAGATCAAATTTGTAGTTTTTTAGGCACAAATACCAAAACTATAAAATCATCAGATATCCTGAATTTAGGTGAAAAATCTGGCGAAGAACTTATAAGGTACCTGTGTGATTCTCTAAATATTACAAAGTATATTAGCGGAAGCGGTGCTGCAAATTATATGAGTTCTGAATCACTTGAAGAGTACAACTATAGACCCATTGGACTTGCAGAGATTGATCTGGACCCCGGCAAGTCTGGCATTCTAGATTTTATATCGATCTACGGTGACGATACGCCAGAACAATTTCACTCCATATGTAAAGACTATCAAAAGGAGTATCTGTTGTGAGCGAATGTAATTTTACCCTAAGACACTATGAAGAGTGTTTATTGCAGGCAAAAGAACAGGGATATTCTTTTATTACAATGTCTGACTCTTTTTGTAAAAATAACCACACCAAGACACTAATGATGAGACATGATGTTGATCATCAATTAGATTTGGCTATGAATATGGCATCCCTAGAAAAAAGACGTGGGGTTGTTTCAACATACTTCTTTAGAATCTCTGCTAGAAACTACAACTTGCTTTCTTGGGAGGGAATAGACACAGTTAAAAAAATTCTTAAGATGGGGCACGAAGTAGGTCTTCACTACGAAAGGTATATCCACGATACCGAGTCTTATATACAGTATATGGAACATACTCTAGATTTACTAAGAACCGTTTTTGGGAAAAATACTTTTAGGTGTATTTGTCCCCACGAGCCCAGTAGAAACAACAAGGTTGAAGCCGGTGTTATTCAGCATTTGAAAAACAACAAAAATGTTTTATACGATGCTTATGATGGTGAGATATTTGAAGAATACAAATATATCTCTGACAGTAGTTGTAATTGGAGAGAGGGGTGCTTACATCAGCACATAGGTAAACATAATAAAATATATGTATTAACACATCCTGTGTGGTGGTATAATATAAACCCTGGAGAATGCTACTAGTGAATAACGTTTTATTGATTGGTTCTGGAAAAATGGGATCACTTCATAAAAAATATTTACATAAGATTGGTCAAGGGTTTAAATGGTATGATCCTTATGTTCCTGAGTCTGGAATATCAGGAAGAATCAACAGTCTTGATGAAGTTCAGGATTTTTCTCATATTATCATTGCTTCACCGACAGAGACCCACGACGAGTATTTACAGACGCTATTAGATGGTGATTATCGAGGGAAAATATTAGTAGAAAAGCCTGGAGTCATACATCCGCAAAACATAGAACTATTGAAAGACCCAAGAGTATCTGTTGGGATGGTTGAGCGATTTAATCCTTCTTTTAAAACCCTTGTACAAAATTGGAATAAGAAAGAAGCAATCAGTATTGATTTTATAAGATGTTCAGCACGACCAGTTTCACGGATGGATGTCAGTAGTTTTGTGGACGTTGGTATCCATGATTTAGATCTTTTTTGTGAGCTATATTCGGGCGATGAGGTCAAAAGCACCCATATACTCAATAATCAGAACACTTTTTGTCTAACACTTAATATGTTAAGTGGAGAAATTATTCGTTTTATTTGGAGCAATGAAACGTTTTATAAAGAGCGTAAAATATGTGTTAGGCAAAGAAACTGCAATCTTGTTGCCGACCTATCTTCACAGGTGGTAATGAAATATTCAATCTCTGAGGGATATGTAAATTCAACAGAGGAAAAATTCGTGGAAAAATCCTCTCCTCTCTTGGAAGAGCTTTTATATTTCTTGGGAGATAACCCTCCTATAGATGCCTACGAATCACATAAAATGTTTTTAACACTCCTAAAGGAAACACAAAATGACTAGATGTCTTGTAACTGGCTATAAAGGTTATATTGGAAACCACCTCTATACAGCCCTTAAAAACAAAGGCTATGAAGTTTTAGGAATTGACCTTGATGATGAAAATTCTGGAGATATCAAAGATATTCTTACTCCGGGCAAAAGGGACAAGTATTTGAAGTTCAAGCCAGAGGTAATTTTTCATCTTGCTTGTTGGCCCAGAGTGGCATATAGTGTTGAGAACCCGCTATCAACTATGATAAATAATGTGGTATCATCTTCAGTTGTGTTAGATTTTGCTAGAGAGGCACGCTGTAAGAGAGTAATTTATTCCAGCTCTTCTTCTGTTGTGGGTAACGGAGATGGACCAGAGAGCCCTTATGCATTGCAGAAATTAACCTCGGAAATAGAAACAACTCTATATTCTAAACTGTATGGTATTGATACAGTTTGTTTGAGGTATTTTAACGTTTATTCGCCGGACCAAAAAGCGGGGGGAGCATACGCTACAGCAGTGGCAAATTGGATGGAATATATTAGACAAGGAAAAAATCCATTCATCACAGGTGATGGTGAGCAACGAAGAGATATGTTGAATGTGAAGGACGCCGTATCTGCCAATATTTTTGCTATGGAATATAAGGGCAATTTCTCAGGCGCTGTTTATGATACCGGGACTGGAACTAATATTTCCTTAAATGAGATGAGAAAAATAGTTGAGCAATATTTTCCTGATATTGTTTTTGACTATGTGGAGGATAGACCTGGGGATGTTATGGAAACAAAAGCCCAACCTAGTTCTTTAAAATCAATCGGTTGGGAAACCGAAGTAAATATTGTGGACGGAATTCATCAATGTTTTAAAAAACTTAAGGAAGAGATCGATGGAAAATGACATTGGAGTTGTAGGTCAGGGCTTTGTCGGTACTGCTGTGCGAGTTGGTTTTGAGGGCGTATTTAATGTTCATACTTATGATATCAGTAAAGAATCTACTTGTGGCACACTAGAAGAGTTGTGCAAAAAATCTAAAGTTATTTTTGTTTGTGTTCCAACCCCGATGGACAAAGACGGTAGATGTAACACAAGCATTGTAGAAAGTGTGTTAAAAGACCTAAACCACCTCTCTAAAGGTCATATTGCTGTGATTAAGTCAACTATCCCCCCTGGAACTACTGAACGGCTATCCTTGAATTACAAAAACCTCTCAATTGTTTTTAACCCTGAATTTTTAACTGAGGCTAACTTTATTGAAGACTTTAAAAATCAAGACAGAATTATAGTAGGGGGACCACGACCTGCAACAACGATCGTTAAAAATCTGTATCGCAAAAGATTCCCGTCAACACCTATTTTAAAGACTGGATCAAAAACAGCAGAAATGGTAAAGTATTTTTGTAATTGTTTTTTGGCTACCAAGGTTTCTTTTGCTAACGAAATGAGACAAATCTGCGAACAAAAAAACATTGATTATGATAAGGTGGTGGAGTATTCGCTTTATGACAATAGAATCGGGAAAACACACTTATCTACGCCGGGACCAGATGGAAAGTATGGTTTTGGGGGATCTTGTTTTCCTAAAGATGTCAATGCCATCATTAAGGTAATGAGAGACTGTGATATTAATCCATTGGTTATGAGTGCGGTCTGGGAAAAAAATCTTGAGGTAAGACCGCAGAAAGATTGGGAAAATTTAAAAGGAAGGGCGGTTACAGAATAATGGTTGCTCGTAAAAGACATTTAGCAAAAGCAATAAGTTGGCGCATAGTTGGTACGCTCGACACGATTCTTTTGGGTTGGCTAATCTCTGGAGATCCTATGGTTGGAGTTAAGATAGGTGCTGTAGAATTGATAACTAAAATAATTTTATATTACGGACATGAAAGATTATGGTACAATCTATCCAAGTTCGGGGTAGAAAAAAAATGAACAAAAATCTGCATTATCACAAAACTTCGGTATCCCTTAAAGACAAGATCCTGCAAAACACGCATAAGCCCGCTGTGTTGTGGTTTACTGGACTGTCCGGTTCAGGTAAATCAACGCTGGCAAACGCTGTTGAAGTCCTGCTTCATAGGAAGAAGTGCAAGACACACCTGTTGGATGGAGACAACGTAAGAATGGGTCTTAATAAAGACTTAGGATTTAAACCAGAGGATAGAAAAGAAAATATTCGCCGTATTTCTGAAGTTGCTAATCTTTTTGCGCAATCCGGCGATATTGTTTGTACAGCGTTTATATCCCCTTATATTGAGGACCGGCTCGCCGCTCGTGAAGTAATCGGTGATTGTTTTATAGAGGTTTATGTGGATGCGCCGCTAGAAGTTTGCGAGGAGCGTGACCCTAAAGGACTTTATAAAAAGGCTAGGTCTGGCGAAATACCAAGTTTTACAGGAGTTAGTGCTCCTTATGAACAACCGTATGATCCGGAAATAACTGTGAATACGTCGCTTAATACAATTGAACAATGCGCTACAATGATTGTTGATTATTTGGAAAAAAATAATTATTTTTCAAGTGTAAATGAAGTTAACGTGCTCGAAAAGAAAAGAACTATCGCTGTAGATTTTGATGGAGTTATCCACAAATATAGTCAAGGTTTTAAGGGTCTGTTCAATGCCTATGATGAGCCAATGGAAAATGCCAGAGAGTCCTTCGAAAAGTTAAAACTCGCTGGTAAGCGTCTTGTGGTTATGTCATCCAGACCCGCTGTTGTTATTGAGAAGTGGCTTGAGGACAATGATATGCTCCACTATTTTGATGAAATATCTAATTTCAAAATACCTGCTGACATCTATATTGATGATCGAGGATATACATTTAAAACTTGGAAAAAGACACTTACCGATATCTTAGGAGAAGAAAGAAATGACTACTAAAAGAGCAATGTTTGTGGGAAGGTGGCAACCTTTTCATGATGGGCATAAATGGCTAATAGAACAAAGGCTATCCGAGGGCGACCCTGTTCTTATTGCTGTTCGAGATATTCCGCCCGATGAGAAAAACCCCTTCACCACAGAACAAACTATTGAAATGATTGAGCAAGTCTATAGAGACCAAGATGTTGTCGTTATGGCTATCCCAGATATTTCCAGCGTAAACTATGGAAGAGGGGTTGGGTATGCAATCAATGAACATGTACCACCCAAGGACATAGGATTTATTTCAGCGACAAGTATCAGGGAAAAAATTATCAATGAGGATGATTCGTGGAAGAACATTGTTGATGGTTCTATCCACACTTTAGTTCAAAAATACCTATTGGAGGAATAAAATGAAATTATCTAATCAAGCAGTCGGGGCACTCCTGATGACTCTGCAAAAGTGTTTGGCGGAACAAACAGATATTACAGAATTGTTAAAAGACTGGAACCTTGAAGTAGATGACAATACTTCTGAAATCATTGTGACTAATCCACCAGCCTTTGAATTGAATACAAATAATACGAAGCCAGTCTTTGAGACTGAATAATGCCTCGATATTCCTACAGGTGTATAAGTTGTGATATAGTGCTTGAAAAAACGCACTCATATCGTGACACGCTTACGGATTGTGAAAAATGTGAAACTTCTGGTTCGCTTAAGAAGATTATGTCCCCTATAAAAATAAACAAAAAAAATCAAACAAAAAACAAAAAAACTGGGGAAGTTGTAGAAGAACACATTGAGGATAATCGTCACGCCCTATCTGGTTTGAAAAAGAACTTGAAAAAGAGAGTTTACAAGAAATGATTTGGTGGGGAATTTTTTGTGTAAGCGTTTTTTTGAACATATTTTGTGTTTGGTATATCCGTGAACTTTTGGTTCGCTTCCGCTATCATTCACAAATCTCAGACAAATTGTTGTCTGTAGTAACCCAATATCATGATCACCTAGATGTTGTCTATAATATGGAAGCGTATTACGGGGATGGTACCTTAGAAAATTTACTACGCCACACAAAGGACATGAGGAGTGACATAAGAGAATATAAGCAAATTTTTAGTTTGTTCCAAGGAGATAGTTTAGATGAGCCGCAAAGCGAAGAATAAAAAATACTATTTTACTACTGCTACGGAAGAAGCAATTGTAAAATACTGTTCTACTCTTGATAATACTATCCGAACAAAATTGTACGTAGAAGAAATCCAACCTGCTTTTAACGAATTAGTTGATAAGATTGTTTATACGTATAAATTTACGAATCTCCAAAACATTGACCAACTTAGGGATGAGTGTAAAATATGGCTTACGACCATATTGGGGAAATTCAATCCGGACCAAGGGACAAAAGCATTCTCTTACTTTTCGGTAGTAACCAAGAACTGGTTCACACATAAGGCAAAAAAACAAGCCGTCAAAAATAGACGTGAAATAAATTATGACCTTATGTTACGTGAAGTTGAAGCCATAGAGCAGGACAACAACAAAGATGCACTGGAAGAACAAGAGGAAAAAGAGTTTTGGTTGACGTTGCTCAGAGAGGTTGAAAGTTGGGATCGTCTAGCACTAAAAGAAAATGAAAAGAAGGTTTTAGATGCTGTTCTAACTTTGATGACAAACATAGAGCAAATAGAAATCTTTAACAAGAAAGCAATCTATCTTTATATGAGAGAAATAACGGGACTCAATACTAAACAAATAGTGAGCTGTTTGAATAAAATGCGGCAAAGATACAAAACGTTTAAAAACAAATGGGACAACGGAGAAATTCACTGACGATCTATTTATTGTATGAGGGGGGGCTACTATATGCGTAAAGATTTAGAATCACTCATAGAGCAGGCACTTGACAACATAAAAAATGACCGTCAAGAAACAGAGATTTTGCTCCAAGAATTAAAAGAGTATATGGGAGTCCCAGGAAACCAAGATAGATACTCAGACTCTGGACCTATTGCTGCCAAGTACGTAGAAACTTTACAGCGCAGCAATGAACAATTGGTTAAGTTAGCCACCCTTGTCTATAAAAAAGAGTCCGCCGCAAAAGATGGCTCTCTTAGTGACTTAGATAAGAAAGAACTTTTTGATCTCATTAAGGGGGACTAAAGTGGCAGTCCCCAAGTACAATACCAGAAAGAGAATTAATCCTAACCGCCCAGCGTCCAAACCGGCATACGTCCCTGGTTTATCTAGTAACGCCCACGCTTCAAAATTAGCGCAAGCAAAAACACACGTAAGCACTGTTCACCAGGGTACACAAGAATTTAGAGCAAGAGTTATTGACTCTCAAGTTGCTAGTTCTCCTTGGTATGCTTCTTTTCTTCCACCTACAACTAAAGCGTATTCTGTAAAAATAGATCTTAGGGCTTTATTTCCTCATTTGCTGTCTCCCGATGATTTGCCGCCAGGAATAAAAAACGTTTCAGGTATAAAAGATACTATGCCCGGAGAGTTTTCAGGAGTAGGGCTAGAAACACCGGAGCCCGGTGATTATGTGGTAGTTACCCTGTATGATAAACACAACCCAGCCATTGGTGGTCGGGTTGTTGAGGTTATAAAAACTGGTGTAGCGGGGTTAGAAAATGATAGTGTTAACGGCACTAATAAAAAAACCTCGAAAGGAGTTTTCAAAAACCCTTGCGAGGATACAAAGCCGGAACCTAGTGTAGCCGAATGGACGCTAGAAAAAACTTCTGCTGCTCTAGACGCTGCCTCTTCTGCTTTTGATTCTGCATCGGAAGTAACTGCTGATATCGTGCAAACAGCAGGAGAATTTTGGGGCATATTACCAAAAACACCCAAAAAGACACCCTCCTCATACTCCGATTCACCCCCTCGAACAACTACAGTTGCTAAGGCTTCTACCCCAGAGCCTGGGCAAAAAACTAAAAAAGCGCCCCTTGAGTCTCCAACTCCGTTACCACAACTTGAGATTCCTGGGTGTGGTCCTAAATATACTGTCTCTGAAAGCGCAAAACGGTCCTTGAGCGATGATCAGCTTTGTGAAAAAGCAGGGATTCCTTGTGCAGTTTTGGCAGCAGTTCGTCATGTAGAAAGCCGAGGAAATCCCGGCGCTCTTAGGTTTGAGCCACATTTATGGCACCGCCGCCGCCCAGATTTAAGGGATAGGATTCCTTATACTCGAAACCCATCAAAAGGATTTTCTACTACAGCGTCAGAGACGGGAAAATTAGCATTCGCTCGGGCATTCGAACTTGATCCAGCAATGGCGATAGAATGTACATCGTTTGGATTGTATCAGGTTATGGGTTGGGCTCTTTTAGATGCATATGGTGGAGACCCTCAAAAAGCCTGGGACGGGTTCCGAAACAATCCTGCCGAAGCATCAGATTTGATGCTGATTGCTTGGATGAACAAGAATCCCCGTGCCAAACGAGCTGCTAACAGTAGTCCTCCTAATTTTGCGGCATTTGCAAAGATTTATAATGGTCCAAATTATGCAGTCAATGCTTATGACGTAAAGATGTACAATTTCTGGAGGAAAAATAGGTAATGTCCGGCAGAAAACAAAGAAAAAACATACCTGACAATATAAGCGAACAAAAAAGATCTCAATTGAGAGACCAATCTTCTCCCAATTCGTATAACAGTGGTTTTTATAATCAAAACATAGTCGAACCAAATCCAATATATAACAGTACGCCCATCGAAAAAGTTTTCCAGGGCAACAATAACACTTTTATCATATTAGGCAGAGACCGACCAAGAGGAAAAAGCAGTGGCTATGGGGGAAATGGACATACTCATGCTGGTTGTATTGATATAGTGGCAGGAATGACCGGCATTATGTGTCGTGAGGAAGAAGATGGAATTGCAGTTGTAACGGACAAAAGTCCGGAATTAGATGCCGCTCGCATTTACATAAGCCAGAAAACAAACATTGATGATAACTTTTCTCTTGTAGACGGAAACATTGGGAATATGAGAGGAGGCTCTGGCATAGCCATAAAAGCAGATGGAGTTAGGATAGTGGGAAGACAGGGGATAAAACTTGTCACTGGCGGAAATGTTTATAATTCCCCAGGGTTTAATATTAGCGACACAGTTCAGGGTATAGATCTTATTGCCGGCAATGATGATTCCAATCAAGAGCCTCTTGTTAAAGGAGATTCTCTTCAGCACGCCCTTTATGAAATGGCTGAACTTATTTCTGATACCCACTCTTTGTTAACAGATTTTATGCTTCAATATACAGCACTGGTTACCCCTATGGCTGCTGGTGCAGTCGATCCAGTAGTAAAAGGTGCATCAGTAGGACAATCTGTGGGTCTAGGTATTTTAACTGCTAAAATGCAAAACCACGAAAAGAATCTATTCAATTGGGTAAATAATTACTTATTTCCCTGGGGAGAGGGATATATTAATAGTGACCACAACACGACAAATTAATATATAACAATATGGCACTAACCAACAGACAAAAAAATATCATAAACCCATTCTACAGCCAATTTGAATATGATTGGTCTAATGTTAGAAACCAATGGGTTTTGGCAGGCATTCAAGACACTTATCTTAACTTTGGTTTTTTCCCAGAAGTCGGTCTAGAAATTTCTGCGGAGCCAGGAATTATCCCCGAAGGTGATTCTATAAAAATACAAGACATACAAGCGTATGTTTCTGTTTACCCGCAAAACGCCAGAGTTGGAAACTCTTCTTTGGACATGCTATCAGACAATGAAGCAATAAATCAACTCAATCGTATTTCTAGCGCAATTTTAAACATCGGTGGAGAGGAAGCCTACACATCTCCAACATCCAAGGAGGCTCAAGATCCTGAAAACCAAGCAGCCATCACTGGATCTAGTGGGGTTGAACACCTAATAGACGACGATCTAAACAGAGCAGATGTTCCATTCAATGTCTCTGAAGAGAACCTATTAAAACAAACCACTTCTCAATTGATTTCTATTCCTTATACTTTTTCAATATCTCGCCGAAGAAAAATAAGAGCCTCCTTTGGGAACCCTATCACATCGCTACTTGAACCAACGGTCTCTACAGTCGAAGACCAAAATGTCATACCTTTTAGGGGGCAGTCTGATACGATCGATCTTTACAACTGGTACAATAATGCATTGCCTGGCGAAGCATCCCAAACATATTATTATAACCCCAATGATGAAAACTATTATTTTGTAAAAAGAACAAATACTCGCAACAAACAAACATATGACCTTGGACTCTTAGACTCAAGCGAAGCGACCCGAAACGCTATTGCCTCTGCTAAAGAGAAAGGAATTGAAGAAATACTGAAACTAGTAGGAAAGTTTTCCTCCCAAAATTTCACATTGATTCCTCGCAATGAAGTAGAGGTGAGAACATACCTTAACAAAAGACCATCCTCTCGTTGGGTTTATGCTGTTATTATTCCAAAGGCGATGATCGATGGAGATCTCTTGGAGGACGTGGCGCAGAATGAATCAACTCAAGATATTGATTTTGAGCCGTACCAAAAGGCAGAACTTTTAATAGACCCTGATAAAAATACGAGCCTAAGACATAGTACGTTTACGCTAAGAGGATTACAAGAATCAATCAGAGGAACCATTAGAGTATTAAAAGACTATGAAAATATTATGATAGCGGAACAAATAACACCAGATGTTGTTTCGGGATTTGACATTGAAAGAGAGATATTAAAACTAGAAACTTTTTACGACAGCTTGAGTTCGTTTTTTCTGTATAACGATATAACCACAGATGATGATTTATCAAATTTAATTGAATTTGTTTTTAGAGAGGATATGAGAATATCTTATATCATTCTTGATGGAGTTTTGTATTCAAAGGGTTTAGGTGCCACCTTTCTTCTTCCCTCGTCTTTGGTTGATGAAGAAGCCCCCTTGACCTCTCAGAAAGCAGTTGATGTTTTTGCTACATTTGGAAATCGAACTTTTGGGTTTATTTTTAACAGTTTGTTGATTGATAATGTAATAGGTACCCAAAACCAATCAGAGAGACCTTTGTGGGATGAATTTTTAAGCACCTATGTTATTCCAAAAATTAAGATTTCCCCGACAACACAACAAAGGAAAAGAGACCGAAAAGATTTTAGAATTGCTAAACCACCTAATATCTTTCAAAAGATAGATCAGTTAACAGACAACCCACCCCCCGGCGATTTATCTCGGATGGCGGTAAGCCAGAAGGATCTTTTTTATTCTGTAACCAGTGCTATGGGCTCGTGTGACAGCGTGCAATCAACGCTTCTCAAGGAAGCATTTACCATCTATAGATTAATTAATGGTAGAGCGCCAGTTTGGAGCCTCACAAAGTATGCTGCCTTGTTGGTGCGTGATGAACTTATAAAAGAAAAAATAAATCAAGAGAGATTAAATGATGCCATTCGCTATGCCGAAGATCCATCTGCTATAGCCAGAGATGCTGAGAACTGGGTTAATAGTGAGATATCTTGTATCACTGATCTTATTGGAACTGCTATTGAAGATCAAATCCTTAAGCCTGCTGGTACCCCAAAGGAAATTAATAAATTAGTAACACGAGGAATTGTAAATCCCCCACTAAGATTTAGTTTTAAAAAAGGGTTTAACAGCAATCTTTGGTCGCTCTGGAAAAAACAAATTCAACTCATGCTTATAGCATTTATAAAGCAGTTAATTTTGGGTGTTCTTAAGGATGTTTTCAAGGCTGCGTTAGGGTGTGGACCAGATGATCCATATAATGCCGCTGCTGGACTAGCAGATTCTAGGAAGGGCGTAAACTATGGTCGCATCATGCTCAATGATCTTATTAGAGGTATTGATGTTGTAGAAATTGCTACGGATTTAAATCTCACAAACAAAGAAGTTTCTTACAATGAAGATAAGGATCGACGGGTAATAACTTCCCCTCCTCGACAAGATCAGCTTCTACAACTTCACAGAGACGTTTCTACTATTGTTACTCCCACCGAATTAGGAAAACTTCTTGATGGTACAGCCTCTGAAGTTCTTATAAACACTATTGATGAAATGATAAATGCGGGAGAGGTAGATACCCAGGCACTATTCAACGAAAGACCACAAATAGAGTGGGACGATAAAATAGTTGTTAGCATGTATCAAGAATCTTTAAGTCCTCGAAGAGGAGCAGACCCACCATATGATCAGCCAGATGTTCGATACGCTGTGTTGGGGTTTGATAAGGATAATATAGTAAACTACTTTGGTGAAATAGGAAACCAATTGTCAGAGGGAGCAAGAGAGGCACTCTACGGAGAAGATCCCATAACTGCGATTCAATCATATTGTGACGATAGGGAGGCTGTGCCTCCCGATTTGCGCTGGGAGTTTGACCTTTCAGATGTGCAAAAGCAGCAACAAATGGAAGAGGCAGTCAACTCGAAAAGGCTAGAACTCATTAGTCTTTGTTCTATGTTGGAAGGAAAATTTAATTTTCAACTTGAGCTTGAGGATTTTCTAGATAGCATTCCAAACGCAGGAATTTATGATGCTATTCTTCGGTGGATTGCTGATTTAAGTAATGCTGCTGCTGCTTCTATTTCCGATATGTTTAATGACGATGACCGAGTTCCACAACCCCGAGCACCAGCATTTTATCAATCAGCATTTGGGGGTGAATTGTTCGACCAAAGAGATAAATTTGGTCTGTTTAGAAGAGCAATACCAGAAAATCTGTTATTTAGCGGTAATAATGGGAATCGTGCATTTTTAAGCAATACTGCGGCAACAGACGGTGATGCATTTGTGGAATTAGGCGCTGGCGTGCGACTGATGCTGACGCCGTTTGCCGAAGGGCAGCCATCACCAGTAGATGGAAGAATTAAATTAAATCTTTTCCAACAAGATTATGATTACGAGATTATGCTACCAGATGGCGAAACAGAAACAATCCTCAAAGCACCCCTGGAGATTTCAAACCTTCCAAGCCAAGATGCCCCAGGATACTCTTTAATTCCTCAACCAGAACTTAGGGTTAATTTGCCAGAAGTGTACCCTGAACTTTTTAATACCACTCTCAGAACTTTTAACTGGTCCAATGTGGACGCTTCGCAGAATGCTATAAAAGTGGCAGCCAATGCTAGCGAAACTCTTTATGAGAACATATCAACTTTTTACTTTTCTCCAATAGGCAGAACTCGTCTGCCTTCTACTATTAGATCATTTTATCAACCTTATTTTGTAGCGAATGACGATGATTGTATTACAACTCCTGAGGAGGCAATTGCCAAGGCATTGTTGGGTTCTATTGAAAAAAGAGTGGCTAAATTCTTTATGAACGTTGCTCCTTTGATGAGAATGTATCTGTTTTGGAACACTCCAGACACTGTTCGGGCGATAGGCTCTTATATGTTTGAAAAAATCAAAAAAGAGCTTGAAGAAAAAAAGTTATATGGAGTATTTCTACAAAACATAGACAAAGTAGAAAAAGTCTTTGGTCGTGTTTCCACACAAGAGTATGAACAGAGACAATTTTCTAACGAAAAAATAATATTCACAAACGACATGAATGCCGAGGATAAATTTCGGGAGACAATTGTCCAGTCTATATCCCTTGTAATAAGAAGACAAGATACTACCCCTTATAGTGCTATTAATAGTAATTTTTTCGAAAACATAGAGAACGGATATAGACAGATGGCAGAACTTATGCTGCTGCAATTGAAAGAAAATATGCTGAATAGCGGTGATGATTTGATTTCTATTGTTGGCAATCGTGGAATGGGCGGATGGCTTTACGGAGCAGCAGGTCTTCCAGTTCCGCAACAAATGGTTGAAGCCACCGACGAGCAAAAAGATTATATTCTCGGTCCAGGGTGGAGAGAAAACCCTGTAAACAATCAAGCAATTTTTGACCACACCCCAGAAAACTGGTTTTCTCACGATGCGTTATATTACCTTCCAGTTCCTTTGTTTACGGCTTTACAAATTATTATGTACGACAAAATTGCTAACATAATGGACAGGTATCGAAAATACAAATTCGAAACAAATTCAAAGATAGCAATTGCTGACGATTCTTTTTTGTCTGCGGTTAATCCTACTCGGTTACCTGTATATTCTGTCGGATACCAAGGTTTCCCAGTATTTATTCAGGGTATAACTTTTTATACTATGGAGGATCTAGAAAATTATCTTGCCGAACAGCAACAAGAGGCTGCTGCTGGAAATGCTGCCATACAGCGTATGGATGAAATTTTAGACGAGATAAATGCCCAGCGACCCGAACTAGCACGATTAGCCCTGGAAGCACAAAATTTGGTCGATCAAGCAGCAAGAACTGCCGGCATCGCTGATAGGCTTGTTAATCCTGCGGAGTGGCTCCGGTGGATCCCCACCCTCGGCGGTGTCCTAGATCAAGACCGTCAGGGTACCAACGGGAACATTGTTGCTATACAACAGTGGCACAATTATGCAAAGAGAATTATAAAATTAGACATTGAAGATATGTTAGATACAGTTCTGGAGCCAGCAGCATTTTTAGGTCTAATCGGGAACGACAGGAAATTGACCCAATTTCAGACTTCTGGAATTTTGCGTGATACCGTAAAAGCAGGAAGAAATATATCCAGACTGGGCGAGCCTGAAGAAGTTCAAAACACCATCAATGATTTATACACAAATCTTATGACTCAGTTTAGGTTATATGCAGAATATGCTACGAGTGTAAGAAAATTAGCGCAGGAAAATTTTGTGGAATATTCCTACGATGTTATTATTGATACGGAGGCAGACGCTAACGCCGAGGCTAGAGGGGTTGAACCAGGGGATGAACCAAGGACTCCGGACGATTTCCGTCGGGCGGTAGCAAAGGAGAACAAAGAAGTACAACAGATAGAGGACCTAGTTCAGTCAATAAGAGAGCAACAGGCAGCTTTTGGTGATATATAAATAGGAGACAAAATATGAGTAAAATGGAAGGAATAGCAGTTAAATTACCACTTTCGTATAGTAATGAAGATGGTCCCTATGCTCTAAACAAAACCCTCGGCGAAAACGTCAGGCAAAATTTTAGAAATCTTATTCTGACTGTACCAGGCGAAAGGATTATGCTTCCGGAGTTTGGGGTTGGATTATATCAGATGTTGTTTGAACCAATGGCAGGCAAGACTTATCAGGAAATAACGACAAGAATTTACGAGCAAACAGAAAGATATATGCCATTTATTGACATACTGGCTGTAAGGTTCAGCACCGCAGAAACAGACTATCTTTTGGACGCCAACGAAGTGAAGGTTTCTATAGAGTATAACATAGGCAGCCTGAACTTGCAAGACACCCTACAAATTACTTCCGCAGGGGACTAATTACAAATAATAATTCGTTGGAATTTTAAAATATGACCAAAAGACCTATTAATTATACTAGTCGAGATTTCGAAACTATTAAAAATGACTTGGTGAATTACGCCAAGCGGTACTATCCAACAACGTTTAAAGACTTCAATGAAGCATCCTTTGGTTCATTGATGTTGGATATGGTGGCGTATGTCGGCGACCAGTTGTCTTTTTATACAGATTATCAAGCAAATGAAAGTTTTTTAGATAGTGCCATTGAATTCTCCAATATTTCTCGGCTTGCACAACAATTGGGATACAAGAACCCAGGCGCAGCAGTTTCTACAGGAATCTGTTCTTTCTATGTGACAGTTCCTGCTAATGCTACATCTCGTGGACCTGATCTATCTTATTTTCCTATTTTGCAAAGGGGTAGTATTCTGACTTCTAACGGAGGTGCTAGCTATACGCTGATAGAGAATGTAGACTTTGCAAAAAGCACAAACGAGGTCACAGTAGCAACTGTCGATACAACAACTGGTGCTCCTCTAACTTTTGCCGTCAAGGCATATGGGAAAGTCATTTCCGGGAGAAGATTTCAAACCAATGTCACGGTGGGAGATTATCAAAGATTTAGACGAGTTTTTATAGAAGCAGAAAACATATCAGAAATATTATCTGTTAAAGATTCTCAAGGTAACGAATACTTCGAGGTCAACTATCTAACTGAAGATATTGTCTATAAAGAGCAGCCCAACTTTAATTCTGATATGAGTGTGACTCCGTATGTTTTGACCGCAATGCCAGTCCCCAGAAGGTTTACAGTGGAACACGGCGTAGACGGAACTACAACCTTGCAATTTGGTTATGGCTCTGCGGATAATTTAACTGGCGATATTATTGCTGACCCTTCAGACGTGGTTCTTAAAACTACTGGGCGATCTTATATTGCTGACGAGACTTTTGATCCTTCAAATTTAATAACGTCTGATAAGTTTGGTGTTGTACCAGTAAACACTACCTTAACCATTGAGTATACTGCCAATGATTCTGAAAATGTAAATGCTCCAGTCGGAACTGTTGTCACTCCATCTTTTCCACGTTTTACTTTTCAAAATCAAGGAAACTTAGACCCAACATTAGTTTCTACAGTGCAAGACTCTCTGGAAGTAGATAACGAGAATCCCATCTTGGGAGATAGTAGCACGCTTACAGGAGACGAGATTAGGACCCGAGCGTATGCTACTTTTGCTACCCAGAACAGGGCGGTTACTCGCAGCGATTACATTAACTTGTGTTATCGCATGCCATCAAAGTTTGGTAAACTAAAAAGAGTAAACGTGATACAAGACCCTAGTTCTTTCAAGAGAAACTTGAATATCTATACCTTGTGCGAGAATACGTCAGGAAATTTTGTTGCGCCTAATGATACTTTGCGTAACAACTTAAAAGTTTGGCTCAACCGATACCGTATGGTAAATGATACAATTGATATCCTAGATGCAAAGATTATTAATCTTGGGATTAACTTTGAGATCCTCGCTGATTTAGATGTTAATCGTTATAAGGTTTTGCAAGATTGTGTCGAATATCTCAAAAACAATTATTTAAATGTTAAAAGAGATATAGGAGAACCAGTTTATATATCAGAGATTTACAAGCTCTTAAATGACGTCCCTGGTGTTACAGACACCACTAACGTTGAATTTGAAAACAAATCTGGAGGAGTCTATAGCGACTATGTTTTTGATGTTCGTTCCAACCTCTCAGATGATGGAAGATTTGTGGTTATTCCGCATGACTCAGTTGCAGAAATATTGATACCCGATGTGGATGTCAAGGGAGTTGTGAAGTAATGGCTATAAAAAGATATTATGCTACTATTGACAATACGATAACCAATGCGTATAAGAACAATTTAATTACCCGTGGTACAGGTTCTAATATGGGCGCTGCTGATATTCTAGAGGCTTTTGTCATACACGGTCAAACCTCGGCTTCAATTAATGCGACCAATGCAGAACAATCTAGAGTCCTAATACAATTTCCTGTAGATAAAATAATCAGCGATATCTCTAATGGTATCGTTCCTTCTTCGAGTGTTACATATACATTGAAAATGTTCAATGCCCCTCACGCAGGAACAACCCCTTTGAGCTACAGTTTGGACGTTGCTATAGCCAAAACAGAGTGGAGTGAGGGTCGTGGACTTGATATGGATAATTATACTGATATCGGGGCTTCTAACTGGGGGCAACGAAAAGTAAATACAAGCTGGACCACCGCTGGCGGAGATTATTATAGAGACACAGATTTCACAAATGTCCCAAGATCAGCAAGTTATTTTTTCTCAGGGGGCGTAGAAGACCTGACAGTTGATGTTGGTTTTGCTATGGATCGCTGGCGAGGCGGTGGAGTAAACAACTACGGATTCTTAATTAAGAACAGTGACCAAGCCATATCAGGTGCCTTGGGGACATTTTATACTAAGAAATTCTTTGGAAGAACAAGTGAGTACTTTCTTAAAAGACCTTACATTCAAGCCGAGTGGAATAGTAGTAGGCAGGATGACAGAGGAAGGTTTTTTGTTAGCAGCAGTTTGTTAACAGGACCCGATAACCTTAACACCCTGTACCTCTACAATGTTATCAACGGACAATTGACAAACATTCCACACATTAAGAGAAATCGCATCCGAGTAGCAGTCTATACGGCTTTGAGTAACTCTGCCACGCCTACATTACTGGTGGACTCAAATAACAATAGTGTAACGTATGTAACAGCAAGTCTCCTCCACGAAGGAGGTAACGATGTTGCAGGAATTTACACAGCCTCTTTTGCTTCCACGGGCACCCAAGATGTACTGTATGATGTGTGGTACACAGGCTCTGGAGGACCTGATTTTTCTTCCTCTCCTGTTCAATATTTTACGGGGTCATATGAGCCGAAAGTTGTAAAGGCTTCGGCTGTGATTTACGAAGACCGAAAAGTTTCTGCTATAACTAATTTAGATACCACATACACACAAGGACAGCAACCTCGACTTCGTGTTTTTGTTCGACCGTATGACTGGAACCCAAATATATACAATATCGCTGTAGCCACTGTAAAGCCAGAGGTTATAAAAAATGCGTATTATCGAGTTTTTAGGACAATAGACAAGAGTGACGTGATTGCTTTTGGTACAGGGAGCACGAACTCAACCCTTATGTCTTATGACGTTAGTGGTAATTATTTTGATCTAGATACTTCATATCTAGACAAGGGATACTCATATGGGATTCAAGTGGCGTACAAATTAAACGGACAATACGTCATACAGCCAGAAATTTTCAAGTTTAGGATAAGTGAAGAAGAGCCATGACCATAAAAAGGTTATTTGAGAAAAACAAACAAACTACTGTTGTTAGTAAATATCTGAAGAAAAGTGACATTGGGAGCCCAGGTCCCGGTATGGAATCAGCCGGGCATCTTTCTGAAAGTTTTAAAAAGAGAGAAACTTTCATCCCTTCTGTCGATTATTCAAAGCCAGAAAATTTTGCTAAGTTTGGATCAGCAGAAAAATATTATAAAGATTCTTTTGAATACATCCAAGGATATTACCCTTATGATGGCTCGGCATTCGAAAAAGAAAAATTTTATAATGATTTAAATTTGTTTGAAAAATACATTTTCGACGAACAATACCCAGGATCTACAGGATTTGTTACTATTGGAGCCAACTCGGCGGCGGAATCTATAACTGCGGGAGTAAACGGGTATGACATTTCTTCTAATCCTGAGTATATTAACGTTAAGGGCGGACCTCAAAAAAGCACCATTTACAGTGTTGCTCAGGATAGGACAAACAACTTAGAATTTGGCGGTCCTAGCGGGTCTACTGTTGAATTTTTCTTTAAAAAAGATGCGATTACTGACACCACAGTTTCTTCCGACCGCCAGGTCATACTTGACCTATGGAACGGAGTTACTGCTAGTTCAAATTCTTATGGTCGTTTTCAGATTTATATATCTGCTAGTAATGGCGGGGCACAAGATAGGTTTTATGTAACTGTTCAGTCTGGTGCAACAGCACCGGCTCCTTATTTTTCTACTCCAGTTCCGACCACAGGTGGGCTTGATTTATCGAGTGGTAGTTGGCATCATTATGCTTTTGCTTTTGACACAAGTCTGAAACAGCCAAAACTTGACTTTTATGTTGATGGTGTTTGTTTTCAAAAGGATATTGTTGCCGGTGCTGAAATAGGCTTAGTTACAGGATCCTTAAGGGCAAACCTTGGAGCACTTGTCACTTCGTCTACAACTTATGCGCTAGCAGATCAATTTGGTGCCGCCGCCGATCAGGTGGGTCAAGGTAAATTATCTGCGTCTTTAGACGAGTTCAGGTTTTGGAAGACCAATCGAAGCGCAGAAGATATCGGTAGATATTGGTTTACGCACGTAAATGGCGGCACAAACAAGTATGACGCAAACGTTGCTTTAGGTCTATATTATAAGTTTAATGAAGGCATTACGGGAACTGGAAGTGTAGATAAGGTTGTTCTCGATTATTCGGGTCGTATATCAAATGGCTCCTTTACAGGTTATAGCAGTACGCTGACTCGTAACACCTCTTCCGCTATTGATCAGATGTCACTGACATCTAAATTCGAAACTAAGGACCCGGCGGTTCGTCAAACTATCCCGTATGACACCAACAAAAATTCACTAATAAGCCTCGGAAATTATTATGACTTGAACAACTCAGCCGGTCTTATTAACACCTTTCCAAAGTGGATTAGAGAACAAGACAATCAAAACTCTCAAGAACTAGGAGACTTGGTTCAGGTTATATCGAACTATTTTGATGTTTTACATGCTCAAATAAGTGCGGTTTCAAAGTTAAGAAACAACACATATGCAAGCGGGAGTCAAACGGGGAGTCTTAACGAATTTCCTTATAATGACAGACTCATCGAAACACTAGGGACAGAAGCACCAGAACTTTTCGAAAACATTGGAACTTTAGGACAGTTTATTCAAAGAGATGAGCAAATCAATTTTGACCAGGCGTTGTTCTCCATAAAAAACTCAATCTACAAAAACATATATAATAACTTAGTTTATATCTACAAATCAAAGGGCACCGAGAAGGCTATTCGTAACTTTATTCGATGTCTCGGTGTTGGTGAAAATATTGTAGCAGTTAACATCTACCCAAACAATGAAGATTTTATTCTTCGAAGCAATTATTTGGATGGTGTAAGTAATAAAAAGTATGTTGACTTTTCTGGGCTGAGAAACCAGCAAGATGCCTTCGGCACAGTGTATCAGTATTATGATTCTTCTAGACCACAATCTTCTTTTGGGTTAATTTCTGGATCATCTCCCACTGGAAGTCACGAAACCACTTTTAATGAATTTGCGTTTACCCTTGAAGGCGAAGTTGTTTTTCCCGATAAGAGCACCAAAGACACATTATCATACACTGTACCAGTTGTTGAAACTTCGTCGCTTTTTGGGTTTCATACACCCCAATATAATTCCCCCAAATCTACAGCCCTACAATGGGCGACACAATATATGGACTTCGGTCTAAGAGTTCAAGCAATTAGGTCACCAAGTACATATGCTGAGATTTTTTCGCCTACAAGCGAGGTAAAAGATGTTTACTTTGCGGTTTTGGACAGAAACAATAATGTAATCCTTACTAGTAGTATTTTCCAAAACGTGTATGAAAATGAAAAATGGAACCTAGCACTCAGTGTTAGAGCCCCAAAATATCCTTTCGCTCAAAGAGTTTTTGGTACAGATATTAGCGATGGGTCTTCTATTGCCTCAAGTTCTTATACTGTAGAGTTGTGCGGCTATAATTATAACACTGGGTTACTAAGAAATAGCTTCACAGAACAAAAGCAAGTAAGTTATATTTCAGGCTCTCAGTATCTTAACCTTGCTAAAAGAATTTATGCGGGAGCCGAAAGAACAGACTTTACAGGATCTTATCTCGTTACAAGTGATGTAAGAGTCTCTAGTGTCAGGTATTGGACAGATTACCTTCCGACTGGGACAGTGGACCTACACGCAAAAGAAACAGATAGTTTTGGTAGACTAAATCCGTACAGAAACGCTTATAAATTTCAAAACAACGCTCCAGGCGTGTTTGTTCCAGAGATTCAAACACTTGCTTTAAATTGGGATTTTAATAATGTAACAGGAAGTGACGCATCTGGTAGATTTTGGGTAGACGATTTTTCATCTGGTTCAAACTCCACTGATTATTTGAGTAACTATCAGGGAGACAATTTCTCTAAGTTAAATCTCAGGCAGCACACGGGTCGTGGAGACTTTTTCCAACCCAACTCAACTACGGCTTTAAAACAATATACCTATTCTCAAAAACTTCAGGTCCCAGAATACGGTGTCAGCAGCGATATGGTAAATATTGTAGTAAGTGATGATGAAGTATTTAACCGTAGTCAACGACCTGTATCTTACTTTTATGCAGTAGAAAAGAGCCTCTACAAAAACATATCTGAAAGAATGTTACAACTTTTCGCATCCATTGAGGAGATGAACAATTTAATTGGTGAGCCCGTATACAAATATCGACAAGACTATAAGTCTCTAGAAAAAATGAGGGAAATATTTTTCCGCAATTCTGATACTCGTATAATAGATTTTGAAAAATATGTTAATTTCTATAAGTGGATCGATACATCGATGTCGGAATTGATTGAGCAACTTTTCCCTGCTTCCGCTCGTTTTGCTAAAGAGGTTCGGACAGTCGTAGAAAGCCACGTACTGGAGAGACCAAAAGTTCGGTTTGGATACCCAGGACAATTTAAAAGAAATGTTAAGAGCCCAACAGCAACCATAGAAAATAATGACGGCAGTGTATGCCCGGACGTTCCAGGCTGGAAATATAATCACGCACCTTTGCCAAATACTGCCGGAATACAAAGTCAGTCTGAAAATTGTTGGTGGTGGAGAACAAAAGCAAAAAGAAATAACATTAATATATCATCTTCGGTAACGGGGGTCAACTCAGATAAGACTTCTATTTTACGAGCGGTTAAGACACTCCACACCGCCAGTAATGTCTACTGTTTTAGTGGAGAATTCGAGACCCCAATAGTAGGTGGAATAAACCAATATCTTAACAAAAAAAGAAACGTCAAAGACGTTATCTATACTGAGTTTGCCTTTGACCAAGAAGCATGTGACGATCCACTGACACCACCCGAACTTCAAAAAAAGAGCGTATCTTTTAAGGCGTCCGATGGATATCAGAATTATAAAGGACAACTGTTGTCTCCATTTACTGCACTTTCCTCTTCGGCAACTGTAGGAAACGTCAACGACTACAAAGCAGCCTTGGTATCTCACGGGATAACAAATGTAGAATTAACAAACCTTCACGAAGATAGTATTCATCCTGTAGAGCATAGTGTTCCTATGCAGGGTCCTTTTACCCAACAGCACGTTGGTGGAATTCAGGCACGCCATGCGAATCCAATGAGGAAGTTTATTTCTACGTTTCCTCGACTTGAGTCACATACACTCGCACTTAGCACAGACCAGATTGCTTTAAATCGCATTACGACCGGGATTACGCCCAAGGGCAATTATCTTCGAGGATTAGCCTCAAAGTCCCCTGTAAATATAGAGAACATTAGAACTTTTACAGGCTCTATTCAAGCCTGGGAGGGTGCTCTCCCAGTCGGCAACTTTTCTGAAAATTATGAAGTCATTGAAGGCGGAGACAGAACCTTAGCCAATGTTGATTTTATCTATCAAACCTCTGATTATTCTTTAGATCAGTCATCGCTTCCAACTACGGCTTCTGCGATGCCTACAATATTTGTTACGCCACCATCTTCTAGGACACTGTTGACCGCATCCCCTTCTGGTTCTGGTATTTTTGGTGCATTTATATACTCTTCTCCTCGCCAAAAAACGGGTCGTCGTATAACTAAGAGTATTATTGCTAACCAGTTTGCTTCGCCCGGCAGTAAGCAGGACTCAAGCCAACAGACTCGTGATATACCAACAGATCAATTTTCTCCCAATAATGCCCTGCCCTTTAGAAATGAAGCAGTCAGACGAGTTGGAAACATAACAAATAGAACAATGGGGCAGTCACTTGGGGGCGGTGCTGGACTACAAGGATACCTTAAAATTTATACGGGGTGGGGTGGATTCCAGCAAAATTTAGTTAACTCAACAATAGGGAGTTCTACCACAGAATTTAATTTTACTAGTGCGGTAAAAGGCGGCAATACACTATCTTGGTTTAATAATGGAGGATATTCTCTAACATTTACTCCTCCTATATCAGAGCCCAATATAATAAATGCTTCTCGTGGTGATGGTTATTATAGATTTTCTGCTAAATTTCCTATGAATGGCGGAGGGCTAGCAGCCCTACATAAAACACAAAGAAATACCACTCTTCGACGAGTTATAGATGTCTGGCAGGGCACTCCTGCCTCAGACCCTTGGTTGTATAAGACTGGATCTGTAAGGGATAATGGTTTTGTTACTCGTCCTATCCCTGCGGCAGATAATATGTTGTGGCTATGGTCAATATCTGGCAGCAATAATCCAAGTTACCAAGAATACATCCTATCCGGCACTATGTTGCCTGAAAATTTAACTGTTTATACTAGTAGTCTTGGAACCTCTCCTGGGTTCCCTGGAAGTGCATTTACTGGCTCCGCAGGATCTGTTAGATATTTGTGGGCTCGGCAGCCTTTTTATTCAGTCTTTTCTCAACTTAGGTCTGGAGAAATAAAGGCTGCTCGACGTTTAAATAAAAACCTTATGTACCGTCTGCCTTTAAATCCTCGAAGACTTCGACCGGATGAAAATCCAGATAACGGGGGGATTGTTGTAGTAGAAGGGGCGAAAAAAAGCACCTATGTTAATCGAGTAGGTGGTTCTGTTATTAGCCGTTTCGCAAATTCTTACAAGGAAACGCCAATAACCTCTCGCTATAAACCAATGAGAAGTTTCATAAAAACAAACCCAGGTACCGCTGCACAAACTCAATACGGGAGGCAAGATGAAGTAAATGTTTCTGTGGATTATTCTTACGGTAACGTTTTGATGGGGTTTGCAAATCGCCCACTCAACCGTCATTTCAAGAGATGGAAGTGGCAGCACGGGGAAATAAAAAGACCTTATGAGATCTTAAGAGATCACTATGTGCAAAATGTATTGGCTGTTGTAGATGGTGTTCAGACAGTTCAAATGAACAGTTATAAGGAAACAATTTATCCAAGAGAAATATATACATATTTTTCAGAGTCTAGGGCTAGACAAAATTTCAAAATAAACTTCTGGAAAGATGATGTAAACATAAATACTTCTTATGCTACCTCTCTTATGGCAGGATTCACAAGTGTCACTGACCTTTCCTCTGTGGGAAACCAGACAATTGTTAGCAGAAATAAAAATCGCTGGAAATCTGCCTTCACAACTTCTCAAGGATACGTGCTTCAAAACTCGGAACAACAGCCTTATGGTAGCATTGTGCCGACAGGGGCTGGGACAGGTTCAATATGGCCATTAGACAGTTGGTTGTTTTCTGAATTTAACAATATTGATGGCACATCCTTATATTTGGATTTGGCAGGTGCTGCTGGTGGTTTGCCTTGCGGAGAATTGCTGTTAACACATTATGGCACAGCGTACAATACCGCAGCACCACTCACTTCTCCGCAGCAGGTAACCCGAGCAAACACAGTGAGCAGTCAGTATGTTTACACCGTTCCTTCTCGCCTTATCAACACAGGCAAGAGTTATGATTACTCTCCAGCGTGGCATGCACCTGGCGGACCAATATCTAGACCATTTTGGTCAGCGGGTCGAAGCCGAGTTGGTATCTATGGAAATGCGGTCGCTCGACAATATCCTTTTTACAATTCTTATGAGGAGTATCATAAAGATACCCGCCTCGCCGGACAAGAATATACAATAGTTCCAGAATACAGGGTTAGCGAACATTACCCAACTTACTTATCAAACAGGGATCCTCTAAATAGAGTAACATCAACCTTGTCTATTACTGGCTCTAATCACGACAATTATAACAGTTCTTTTGATGATTTTTATGAAAGGTATGTCTATACCGATCACGTCGAGAATTTGGAAGACTTTATGGATCATGGGATTGACTTGCTGTTTAACAAGTATCCTAAACACCTAGAGATAAGCTCAGATGCCCTAATAAAGTTCCTGCCTTACGATGGTTTTTATCCTCAGGATAGATCTTTGCAAATCGCTACTTTGTTTTCTTCTTCTTATAGTCCCTCCTCTATATTCTCGGGGGCTTCCGGCAGTTCTGGTATGCGCTGGCGGACTCTTCTAAGACCATTCTTTGCCCCTGGTATTATGTATAATTCAATCAAGTCGGGTATAGCAGTTGATTATCCAGTGCTTCGAGATGGAAATCAAAGCCAGACAATATACCCTATCCCTGCTACACAGCCACTTTCGGGGATTAAGAGTGGATCCTTGAGTTCTGCTATAACTGCGGGTAATATTCCGGGCAACACTCGCCGACCGTCGGCAACAGATGCCTATGCCCAGTGGAATTTTGCTGATAATCTTACTGGCAGTGATTTGGCTGCTTTTTGGTGGTCCGAAAGATTCCCCTTCGAATCAATATTAAATCCTGAAGAATTTTTGAAAAGGAATAATAGCGCTGATATTTTGTTGTCTGATATTAATGAGTATTTGTTCAACGATGTTTCAGGGTCTACCAAAGAGGGTTCGGAAGACACTCTTTATCGAAATGCCATTTCTAACTTTTTAGGTGCAACACCAAAATTCTTCTTGAAAAAGAAAGAAACCGCTAACGCTGAGGCGGGGTATATGACCAAATTTGTGGCAAAATTTGGGAATCCTAAGGATTTTACAGGAACAGGAGACCAACTACAGGGAGGCATAAACAAAGTCCAAGTAAATGAAAATGTGGCTTATATGATGGAAGTTGGACTACAAAAAACTTCAAATATGAACCTGTACAGCAACCCTTATGCATTTGGTGTGCCAACGGCAACAGGATCAACAGGGACCACCTTTACAGGATACAGTATAGCCACCGAGGCAGTCAGTTCCAATGGGCAGAGACCAAAGGAAGCCGAATGGCCCCACCACCGTGGAGAATTTGCGCCATTTACGCCACCGTACTATTATGGACCAAGTATAGCAAGGTTTACCTATATTCCTGAAGCCGGCGTCACAGAGGTATCTTTACAGGAGATATTAGATCAAAGTTTTGTTGAATTCATAAATGAAAGCGGTAGCTATTATGACTTTTCGTCTGGTTCCTTTTGGTGCCCTGATGAGGGTGCTTATGTGAGTACTACCGGAACACCTCCATATAACTGGAATCGAGCGTGGCAAAATCGGATGGATATCGATCGATCTATAGTTATTGATAATATTTTTCCAACTGATAATGGGACCTATGTTACACTAGATCCTAATAAGTGGGTAATTATGCCTAAGTGGGAATGTCCTATTTTAGATCACAGAAATACCTCAACAACTGCTGCTGGTAAATGGAATTTTTCCTCATCTGTCGAGGTCGGGGCGTTCAACTCAGAAACCTTTGGGATGTGGCACACCAGCGGTCAAAAACCGCAAGACAATGAGGGTATCTACCTGTTTTTGAGAGATGTCTCTCTTAAAGATTTAGACTATAGACTGGTCGGCGACCCAAGCGCAGGACCATCAAGCACAGGTCGATATCGGTTCTGCTCTAAAGTACCTAAATATGTTTATGATAGACTTGGAGACAATCCGCCTATTGAATCATTGGCTACATTGGTAGGGTTTGATGAGAGTGAAATTATGCGAGGAGGTTGGGACCCCAGCAGGGCAAAACGTCTCGGAGAACTTCAAGACGCCGGAACAAACCAAAAAACATTCTCTGAAGGTATAGTAGCAATTCCGTTCTACAGAGATAAAGATAACATTGTTAGGTTGATGACTTTAAGAGGTGATTATTCTATCCTGGGACCAAAGGTCAAAGAGTTTAGAAGATCTTTTACAAAATATTCTTTCCCGCCAGGGCTGATGGAAAGACTAAAACCAATGGTACCATCAGGTTACCCAGATGTTCCAAATATTATTAACCCCTTCGGACCCGACACTTTTGATAGTATTAGTAATGCCCCTCCTCCCGAGGATCAATTTGCGGTTCCCGTTATATATTTGATGGAGCATACAGTTAATTTTTCAGAACAAGACTTGGCAGACATTTGGCAAGGTATAATGCCCAATTCGTCTACAAGGGTGCAAAAGAGTATGGTTGCTATTGATCACTATATGCCAGCCGAAGAGACGGAAGGCATCGGCGCAAACGTTTTTCCAGAGGTCTTGAAAGCCCAAGAAATCTTGGGAGTTGATCGCACAGGGGTCCCAAGACATGATTTATTGGATACTTCGTTTGGCTCAAACGGGTTCCAACCTAAGATTCGCTGGATGGTGTTTAAGGTCAAGGAAAGAGGTGTTAGGAGTTATACTGAATTAATACAAAACGAAGTAGAGGGAGTAAGCAACCTGACTTTTGATGCCCTGGTTCGTCAGGCAGAGGCAAGATTTGGAATAAGAGCAGAACAAACAGAGGAACAGAGAAGAACCTGGGAAGAATTAAAATATCAAGTGGATCACGCCCCAGGGTATAACTGGCCATATGATTATTGTTCTTTGGTAGAACTTGCAAAAATTAATACTAAGGTTGGATTCCGACCAGATATGGAAAAAGAACTACAGGACGGAAGACCAATAACTACAGAGTTACCAGGGCAAGGATTTATTTTTAGACCTCCAACAATTGACCCCTCAGACGTTTCTAATTTATCGCTTCAGCGATCAATGCCCCGACCAACTCTGTAGTATTTTATGATAGGAAGATACTTATAGTATGGTAAAGTTTTTTAATCAAAAAGAAGATGTCATAGACTTGCAGCTTACTCCCTACGGAAAAAGCAAGTTTGCTCAGGGTTTGTTTAATCCAATCTATTATGGGTTCTATGATACTGATATCGTCTATGATTCAGGATACGCTGGAATCTACGGTGAGACCCAAAACAATATCGTAACAAGGATAAAGGAACAAACACCCCGATTACGAGTTCAGGCAAATTTTACAGGCTCGGCATCAGAAGAAAACATTGTAGACATACAAGAGTACCAATTTGATAATGTCACAGAAGCAAATGCCCAGTTTTTCAGGTTCTTAGGTAGAAATAGCCCTTGGTCAGACTATGCTCCATCTTGGTTGATAAATAATATAGAGGACAGCAATGGGTTTGCTGGAAATTATGTTTTTCGGTCAAACCTGGCGATTCCTGTTTTTACTGCCTCTTTGGGAATTGAATATAACAAGAAAGAAATACCGTATGTTGACGATGAAGGCGAAGAACAAACATACGTAGAATTTTCTCTACATAAAAATGAGCGCCTGTTACTGGATGTGTTAGAGCTTAATACAGTATTTAAAGGTAGTGCGAATTATGAAATCGAAGTTTTTCGCAGAATGCCCGGACAAGAGGATAACTTGGTTCCTCTGAAATTCTTGATTGATGGATCTTACTCTAGTCAAAGACAGGAAGACGCCCGTGAGGCTGGACTCGAAGACCATATCGGTGGAACCGACCCAGCCATAGGCGAGGCATTCCCAGATCTAACACCAGAATATGTTAATTATTTTCTATCTGTAAATGTTGATGGAGAGATAGATGAAGGGCTAGAACGAAAAGGTTCGTTGTTGTATAGGTCCGATTATGAAGCACAAATAGTAAGACTTTGTGAAGAAGCAGGGATTGAGTTCGAGGATTAAAAATGACAGAAGGTCGTAGAATAATATGCGGGACGGACTTAATAGCACCAGAATTTGCTATTGAACAAGTTACCCTGGAAACAAATAGAGACCAGAATTCTGATCTCATTACCGTTGAGGGAAGTTTTGTTGAACGTGTCACAGGTCGATCCACATTAAGTTGGTACGAAGACACAAATTATTTAAATTTCTTAAATTTACGATTGATCTTCTCATTCAGCGAGACACAAACACAAGGTCTTTATTATATTAAGGATGTGTACAATGCATATTTAATGTCTAGTAAACCAGTCCTTAGAACAATGGGTCGAGTTGGTCAAGGAGAGCAGGATATTCCTCTGACGCCAGCCGACCTTAACGATATGATGGAAAGTGAGTATCTCTCAAACTTTCAGCCACCAATGTCGCATTTATTGAATCAATCTATCAGACCAATAAGTCCTTATTATACGTCAGAACACGTCCATCTTATGGCTAACGTGGATGGCTTCTATTTTCCTTCTGATGCTTCTATTCCTCGTGGTGCTGATTTATCTCCCGAATATCAGGACTTAGTTTACTTTGATAGAGCACTGGTAGATTTGCTGCCATTTGATCCAGAAACGGATGCTAATATCACTAATATTTCTCGAAGAACTGGTAGAAACACGCAGTTTTTTTCTGATGCACTAGAAATAAGCCCAGTTACCTTGAGACTACCCAGTCAACAAGATCTTATTGCGGGAATACCTCAGGTGGTTGGTAATCATTTGAGTGTTCACGCTGTTGTGTACCTAGATTATCCACGATTTTTAAAGAGTCTTACTGGGGAGCGGGGACCAGAACCAAATTTTTATATGCTTAATGGGGGTATGGGTCCTGTTTCTTGCGTCACAGTTCTAGGAAATGGCTACAAATTTCCAGAAATTATTTTAAAAGAAGAGCCAGCAGACTGGAGACTGTTGGGAGACACACAGAATGAAAGAGGGAATATAGATTTACCATTCGTTCCCGAGGAAGGAATCCGCTTGGTTCCTGATCCGCAGCTTTTGGTCCAGGCTTCAATAATAGCAGAATCTGGACCTAACTTTACCCCCAATAGCGAGCCGATAGATTCTCCAGACAGAAGAATTTTACAGGACCTAAGATTTGCAGAGGACTTATCACCTCAGAATATTGTTTACAATTTTTATGATACTATATTCAATAGTTTGGAGGGTTCTTCATTAGATCAACAAGCACTAAGGGGTGTTCACCGTGATGACTCTTTTTCTTCCCTATATTTGTCTCGGGGATTAGGGGATAATGCCCGCTTCTTGTTTCATTTTGATCTGGTAGATTATATGGCGCAAAGAAGCCATTTTCCAAAACTTTATAGAGATGTTTCTACTGCTCGTGATCTCATAGAAGAGGGTCGTCTACACTTCAGAAACGTTCCTATAAATATAGACCTTGAAACCAAGACTGAAATTATGGACATGAACATTTACCGCCGCCAAACATCTTTTCTTGCCCAGTCGGTTTCAAATGATTTGCCAAGTTTAAATAATTCAAAGACCATTGGTCCATCTGAGGATTACCCCGAATATGTTATCAACGCTCCCAAACTGTTGAGTTGGGGAGAAGATATAGGGCTTCCGGTGGGACCCGGACCAACGAATGGTGTATACACATACGAAGGAAGCGATTTTTTTACTGAATTATATAGTGGAGACCGACCTTTAATTGGCGACAAACTTCTACCAGAAAGTGTGGCAAAATATCAATATGGGGCTGAGGTGGTTGCTGTAGACGGCGCTCCTGTTTATCTTAGAAAATGCTATGAAGTGATAGAAAATTCACGAGAAATTATCCTCGGAATTTATGATATGATTGTGAATTCTCCCCCTCGCACGACTAATTATCCTCCTTTAGTGAAAGATGGTCGAGGGCTGTATGATTATGAAACGGGAAAAACAAAAATTGAACTAAGCCGTATTATCTATAATCCTAATAGAAGTACGTATGAACTAAACTTTATCGAATATGAAGGCTCAGTTACTGTAGAAAAAATTCTTCAAGATCAGATATGTGTTTATGTAGAACTGTTAGAAAAATTACAAATCCAATTTCAAAACAATTCTCCTAACTTTATCGAGACTATTGATGAAGCGCAGATGACACGTCGTTTTCTTATGATGGATGCAGATGGTAATCTTGTTCCAAATTACGACGAGTTAAAGCAGCGTTTATACGAAGCCATATCCGCTCCGACCTTAAACCCTCAGATTATTTTGGAAATCGCTAAAGCAGTAGATCTTTTATCTTCTTCACTAGAGACGGTAGTTTCATCTTATTTCAATGACTTAAATGCTGCTGATAACACAAAATCAAAATCAACTCTTGAGCAAGCGGGCATTTGCCAGCGTAAGTTAATTTTGTTGCGACATAAGCATTATTTTAATGAGACTTTTACCTACGGCATAAAAAACAAATACGGATACAGTTATTTGTTAGGAAATCAGTTTGGAGGAGAGGAGCCTGGGGCTTCCGATGGAAAATATGGTCTCGCTCGCATAACCCATGGCTACTATAAACGTCGGATTGTCGAAGAATTTAATAAGTATTTTATCACAGGGAAGGGAGATCTTGCGAACATTTCTCAAGTAGCACTTAGTGAGCCGTATCTTAAGTCAGGTTATTCTTATTTTACGCCCCACACTATCCTTAGGGGATCTTCGCCAATAGACAATGATCCTAAGTCAGAGCAAACTTCACCCATTGTTCAGCCAAGTTACATAGTAAATGCTCAATTTGCTGGGTATAATGTGAATGAATATGCCGATCTCTTTGCAGATATCATAGAGTACAAGTATAAGATGAAGTATCTTAATCGGGTTTTTTATAGGGGAGAAAAAGATTTTGAGGATGGTAATCCGACTTATGCATCTGTATTAAATTCCCTCGGACTTGAACACGAATGCGATGTTCAAATTTTTGGCAAAGAGAGAGAATATTTAGATGAAATAGAACAACTTAAGCCATCTTTGTCTAAAAAACCCAGATCGACTATACAAATTTCATCAGAACTATTTACGTACTCTGCACAGATAGCAATCGAAGGTGGAATTCTTGATGATAACCCAACAGCCACAAGTATACTGAATAGTCAAACATTGAATAACTTAGAGTCGATTTTTGGCGCACAAGGACCTGATTCACCACAAAAGCCACCACCACCAGGCTTGCCACCTCTTAAACTAACTTTTGGAATTTTAGGAGAACTAGAGCTGAATCCTGAAATAGCAGCGACTGCCAGTCCCGTGTATGAACAAATGTCTCTTAATTCTATGGTTAGATTACGGGACAACTTTGGACTTAACTTTGCTAATGTTGCTGCTTCTATAGATGGTCCTTTGAATCCTCTTCCAAATCAACTTAAATCTATGTTGGTTTGTGCCACTACACCAGACCCTGTTCAATTGACGCCAAATATAGAGGCTCGAAGAATTCTTTTGCTTGACCAAGACGATTCACAAGAAAATCAAAAAGTTTCATACTATGAGCCAGGTATGCCTAATGATCCTGTATATTCCTTAACTAAGGACCCGATGAAAGTCTATGCTAAGATGTTGACCTTTTGGATGAACTATAAGCAATTGTGTGTTGTTGAATATCTGGAGACTTTTAAAAATCTAAATCGATCGGCTCCAAACAATTTTAAAGATGGTTTTATCTCAAAGTCGAAAGTCAGTATGCCAGAGTGGCGACGCCTAGATGAAACTGCGATGTCTCGCCTAAAAAGCGGCGGATTAATCTGTAGAGTTCGAACCTTAACCCAGGAAGATATAGCCAGGTCATTACCAAGAAGTGTTATTCCGAACGCCTCAAGTCCAGATCAAGATACAATTGAGGGAGTGGGGTCTCCGCCTCCAGCACCATTTAAGCCATCCGAGCAAATTGATGTACTAGAGACTAACGAAATGTTTGAGTTACCAGTGTATAACGAATATTTTATTTTACAACCGTCTGATCAGGCAGCGCCGGCTGATGAACAAGAGCCACCTCGTCGCCGCCCAGACCCTGAGGACCTTCCAGAGCCACAAATTAATCCGCCTCCTGAGACAAGCCCCCCTAACCTTGGGGGACTCATAGGGCAAGACTTTACACCAGCTGTCTTTATACCTCCAGATCTCCCCATTTCCATTTCGAGACCTGGGGTTGGGCTAAGATTTGGCGGAAGTTCATATTAGAAAGTATGTGATACTTATATAATGGAGAAAAGATAGTGCCAAGACAAGTACCTTTTAGGCGAACATTAAAAGTATCTCGGAATCGAAGTACCCGTGACCCTATTTCTAATTATTTTTCTTTTCGTGGAATTAGCAACCCTTTTGTAGCACAAGGAGTGCTGCCGCCTTATCTTCGTGTGAGCGAGGAACAATTTGTTGATGTGCCTAATTCTATAAACGTAGATTGGTCTTGGGCAGGTTTTGAAGGAGAGGCAAGAAATCCTGTACCTAGAGGATTCCGTGGCGGCGGCGACTGGACCTATGAAGATGCTCATGAGGGAGCAACCCGTGATACAGACGATATACCTGTAGAAGGACCTGCTCGACTACGCTGGAAATTTAGAAATTGTCAAGATGCCAACGAGATGGAGTTTAATCTTTTGAGTTCTCTCGGTGCCTTAGACGGAGTAGAATTTGAAGCCTATAATTTTCAGACAGAGGTACCTTGGCTTGCTGATTATTTTTCTAGTTTGGCAATGTTAGGATATGAAGCCCGAGAAGCAGTACTAGGACGAGACCTGACACCAACTTTAGAATTTGGAACTGTAAACCCTGAGTATAATTTTTATGTGCCAGAATATGAAAAGGCAGTGGCATCTTCAAATATACCAGAGGCAGTTCTGCCAAATATGTATATCTATAGTTTTGCTAGTGACAATGATCTTGGTGCTCCTGGGTGGCAAGAATCCGACAATGAAACCCTCCGAGGTTTTGACAGATTAATAAAACTGTCTGAGTTTAAAGAGACAATATTGCCTGCTTATTCTTGCGTAGACAATGGACCCCAGGCTTGCTGGCGAGATCAAACTTGGCTTCAAAATTATGCACAAAATGCACAAAATGCTTCGATTGATATGACAAGCCAATTTGCCTCTGAGTATTATAATTCAATAACACCGGCATCTGAAATGGATATTTATTCTCGATTTAATTTTCACAAGAATGCCTTCCCAATGTATATTGAAATGGGATTCCCCACCTTGCCAATTGGAAATTTGGGTAGGGCTATCGAGAGTACAAACACTAGTGTAAATTTTGTAAACGGATTATTTAGCCCAAACGCTCAGTCGATTAATGAAGATATGTGCTTGACCACTCAAGGGATTGGAACTCGTTTCAACAACCAGAGATTAAGAAACTGGTTAGAAGACGACCCCATTTGGATGTATTATGCTCTTGGCTCAGAACCCGAAGAAGCAGAACTTATCTGGTTTGGTATTGGAGCCCGAGACCTCCTATCATCCGAGCCTATTGAAGTTTCTTATACGGAAAACTTAAAGATAATTGATTACCAGCAGTGGCTCGCTGGCGTCCGACAGGATGTAGACGCCGCCATTATGTCGGGTGACCCTGAACAAGATCAGCAACTTGGGTGTGATGATTTTGTAAACCGTGCCCGATTAAGGGCTATTGAAAATATGATTGAAAATATGGCACAAACTAATAGTAAAACCTATCAAGAATATCTTGATAATAGTATGTGTCAACATGAAACAATAGCATACAAACTTACAAAGTGCGAAACTACCGAAAACGGAACAAAAGGTAACGTTATTCAGAATTTCTATTTTCCAAACACAAGTCAAGAAGATATTATCAAATATGTTGATACACAAGTAAAATACAATAAAAAATATACGTTTGAATTGTACGCATATGCTGTAGTTTACGGAACTAAGTTTAGTTTTAGGGTTAACGAAAATCAAACAAATTTAAGTCTTGTACCCCGTGGAGAAACTGAATTTGAGCCCATTGGGGCGGTGGTTAACATACAATCATCCCCGTGCCCAAAAATAGTTGAGTACCCAATCTTTAATAGTCTACAGGCAGGGCTTAAACTTTACGGAATAAACTACCGACCAATAGCGGTTAAGGATCGTCCACCGATGCCACCGTCGTTTCAGGTTCACCCATATCAAAATAATCCTCGGCAGGTTTTGATAAATATACAGTCTGGTGGGGGTGAAGTATCTCCTTTTGTGGGCGACAGAGCGAGACCTTGGTATATTATTGAGCCCGAAGATCTAGCCTCTGGCGACACAACTAGTATTAATGATATAATTCGTCATCAAAAACAATATGAAAATTATAGTTTGGCTTACCCGCAGATGGAGTTTTCAGATGAAGGTGGTGCTGAGGTCCGCAGGATGGAAATCTGGCGAATACAAGAAGATGATTTGCCGGCAGAACTTGGTAACACAAGGGATCTTTATCGCTTGTTCGGCGGACATCTTCACAAAGTCTTAGATACTTCTGGAAACCCTCTCGTCCCAGAAGAAGAGAGAGCACTAGGGTTTGACTTTAGAGATACGCTTGAGCCCAACAAGAAGTACTATTACACAGTCAGGGCAATAGATGTTCACGGCAACCGTTCGAACCCCTCATTGGTGTGGGAAGTAGAGTTACTTTATAGGGATGGAATTTATATACCAAGAATTGATGTGTTTACTCCGCCCATTGTTCCAAAGACTAAAAAAGAAAAGAAGTTCGCTCGATTCCTTGAGGTTAAAGCCTCTGATATACAGACACAAGTATATGAGCCACTATTCGCACCAACCGACGAAGAGCGTCAACTTGGACAAAAAGGACTGGCAGAAGAACAAGTGTTGGACAATAAATTTGTTGTTCGAGTTACTTCGCTAGATACGGCTAGAAAATTTGATATAAACCTTAGCTTTACTTCTAAGGATATAATACCAGACTCCTGAGGAAAAGCAAAGTAACATTAAAATTTAAAAATAACGGTTTACAACACTAATTAAAAATGATTCGATATTTATGAAATCAATCAACAAGATAAGGGGAAATTAACAATGGCCTTTTTGGATAACACAGGCGACATTATACTAGATGCTGTCCTTACTGACGAAGGACGAAAGAGACTAGCACAAGGAGATGGGAGCTTTCGCATTGTAAAATTTGCTCTTGGTGATGACGAAATTGATTACGCTCTTTATCGGAATAATAACAACAGTGCAGGCAGGCACCCTTCGGGATCAGCCTATTATGATCTGAATATTCTTCAAACGCCAATCTTAGAGGCTTTTACAAATAATACTTCCACAATGAATTCTAAACTTGTGAGTTATCGCCGTAATGACTGGCTTTATCTGCCTGTTATCAAGTTGAACAACAAAGGCGACGGAAGACGAACGGCAAATGACAATGCGACCATAAGCTCTTATGCTCCAAATGGAGGCTATATTATAACCGCTAACAAAAGTTCGGCAACCTCTGTTTTGGCTGCTGCTAATACTCCTTATGCTGGTAATGCACTAGGGATAAAAGACGGCTATGTTGGGGCGGGTGTCCAAGTGGCGCAAACGCCTCTTTTGTTTGACCAAGGTCTTGACTCCACAGATCTTGTTTCTGCTATGCTTCGTGATGGCGATCCTCGTAGAGAGACTCAATACTTGGTAGAACTAGACAATCGCTTTTTGAAACTAGTACCAGCGATGGGGTCCAGCAATCCTGTATCTCCTGCCTTTATTGATGATGATAATATTGCCTCTTACTTTTTGTCGATAAATACTGACCAGGGCTTCTTCCCCACTGCTGGTGGAGACAATGCTTTTCCAGCGTATCAATTAGGTCCCAATGGCGAAGCTGATTCGAATTCTGTCTTGGGTAATCCTAACACCAACACAGGACAGTACGGAACTAGGTTTGGATTCAAGTTGATATCGTCAGATTCTATACAATTAAGCACTCGACTCTTTACAGAACTTGGAAGAACAACAGGACAAACATATGGCGTTACTGGGGCTAACTTCTATGCTATTGACACTGTTGCCCGAGTAACAGGATACACCACTGGCTATCGAGTTACTGTACCGTTACAAATTATTAGGAAGATCTAAAACATGGCAAACCAGACTTATAAAACCCTAACTCCTAGTTCTGATATCGTTCGGAACAGGACAAACCTTCACGAAGCAATCCCAGTTACAGGCACGATTGTTTCGGGAACCTATTCTCACGCATTGGCTCCAACAAACGTTAAGAATCCAGCGCACGGTATGTTCCAGATGGTTTTTGACTACCCTTATTTAAGCTCCTCGGCAAATCATATTTTTGACATCACCAATGGGTATCACACTTCCTCCGTTAATGCTGTTGCTGCCAATACTCAAGATCCACAAAAACTTCAAATTTATAATAATATGGCTCAACAGTTGGTGGGCTACAACTCTGACGGCACAATCAAGCCTTTTCCGCTATCTGGTTCAACCTCTTCGGGCGTGAATATGACCGACCTGTATTTTATTAACTTTGCTCGCTTGCTAGGCAAAGATGAAATACAAAAAGGCACCTTTTATATGGATGTGGGTGTCGGGGCTAACTATGTCACTGATGCAACCCTCAGTTCGAGAAGGGTCAGGGTTGTTGATGCTTCTGGGTCAACAACTTATAGAACAGATTCACCGGCTGGAGAATATGGTCTTTTGTATGCTAGTGCCTCCTCTACTGTTATCAACATGGACAATACGGCTGTGTGTGGTTTGATATATTATCAAGCAGGAGTTGTTGCAATTACTAGTAGCCTCTTTATGACCGGATCCAGTGTGAATGGGTATTTAACTGCTCCCTCTGCTTCTCAGGCGGTAAACCAAAAAGGATATGTTGCCAATAGTTACGGAACAAAAGGACCAGCCAACAATTTTAATTGGTTATTTGCTAGTGCTTCTATCCAAACCGCTGCTGATTCTTTGCGTCACCGTATTCACAATATTTATTTCGCAAATACAACAGAGCTGAACTCTACGATCTATTTCTGTAGGGCTAATGCTGGAGAATTCAATTATAGCAGTAACCCTACTTATCTCACCGCTAGCCAAATCCGAGTGAAAGAAGTGGCAACTGATCAGCCTATTTCTTATATTACCACGGTTGGTCTTTATGGGGCGGATAATGAATTGTTGGCTTCTGCGAAACTGAGCGAACCTTTGAAGAAGACTTCATCTAATGAGTTCACTTTGCGGGTAAGATTAGACTATTAGTGGAGGTGCGTTATGGCATACCTCCGAAAGTTCGGACCTGACGACAAACTAATAAACAGAATGGAGACAAGACCTCAGTACGAGGTCCTCCTCTACCCTGGTAAGCAGGGGGTTGCTGATCCGACCGTATTAATAAACAACAGAAGATTTCAGGGGGTAAATATCCCCAGCGGAACAATAAGTTTGTTTGAAATGAATGTTGATCGAGCAGGCACGGCTGAACACCCTGGTTCTTTGATTTATCGATTTTTGGTAAAAGATGGAACTTATCGATCTTTTTCTTCGATTAGTACAAGCGAGTTTAATTCTGCTTCTTATGGGGATGTGCTTACTGGTTCTCTGCCTTTAAGTGCAACTGTTAGTCGGGAATATATATCTCCTGTAGCAATGTCAACCTTCACCACGGATCAAGACAGTTACTTCAATACTCGTAAAAAAATGCTAGCCTTAAAGAACACTCTTTATTATAATATGCCTTTATCACCCGATTACTCTGGTTCTTGGATTGACACAGGTACAGTAAATATGATTCAGATTCCATCTGTGATGTATGGTTCCAAAATCCACCAAGGATCTGTTAGTCTTAAATTTTACTACACTGGGTCTCTACTAGATGAGGCAAAAGACTCCAACAAGGATGGACGCCTAATTTCAACTATGAGGGGCACTAGCGGGTCAACCGTAGGGATGGTTCTCTATAATGAGGGTATAATTTTATTAACATCATCTGTCACAATACCTCAAGCCGGTGAATATGCAAAAGATGATTATACAGGTACAGGCGTTATAAAAAATGCCAATTGGACTTTCTTTGGAGCATATTCAAATGCAGTGGTTGGAGGGTCTGCTGGCTCCTATGCAACGGCAAGCCTAGGTTCTGTATCTTTTAAGGGAACCCACAAAATACCCGTTCTGACTATGTTCACAAATTTAGACGCTGGCTTGTACAACAATTCACAAAACCCAACATGGGTGTCTTCTTCGGTTTTGAATTGGAGAAGTGATATTCGCTATAACTCTGGAAGTTATGTAGAGCCAACCGAAAGCCCTATAAAGAATACTATACAAAGTCAGTATTGTGACTACGAGGACAAATTTGAAAAACAAGTTTTTGTTGATCAGGTGGGTATTTTTGATGAAGAGCGTAATCTGTTAGCAATCGCAAAATTAGCCAACCCAGTGCTTAAAAAAGAATCTGACTCTTTTACTGTTAAACTAAAACTAGATATGTGATAATATGAGATATGATCTTAGGATTAGACGTCTCAACTACTAAAATAGGTGTTGCTATTTTAAGCGACCCGATAGATTCTCCTATAAACGTGAATGGTTCTATTGTTCCAAAAAAGCGACGAGAACTTTTGCTAACTGAGTATTGGGATCTTGATACCAAAAAATATCCTGATATGGAATCTAAAATGGAAGTGGTTATGGCTGAATTGTCAACCATAAGATCTGAATATGAGATTACTGATGTCTATATCGAGGAGCACGTTAAGGGAACATTCCATGCCAGGAATAGTAACATAAGAATTTTGTTGCAATTAGCGATGTTTAATGGTCTGGTTCGTTGGGCTTGTTATGATGTGTTGGAAGTTAAGGCTATTCCGGTTGCAGCCGGCAAAGCAAGGTCAACTTACGGTATATCCTTTCCTCGCAGAGCAAAATCCCCGGAAAGAAAAAGGATTATTGTACAAAATGTAGTCGAGAAAGAGGGAGACAAATTTGAATGGTCATTTAATCGTGGTGGCAAAAATTATGCCACAGGTGTAGACGACCGAGCCGATGCTGTTGTTGTAGCACGCTTTGGCGAATTTGCAATCAAAGTAAAAAACGACAAACCATTTTTAGAAAAAATGGATTACATTGGTGATCAATAAACTATATAAGGCATGAAGATCTCGAAAGATATTATTCGCCTACTGATTAAAGAACAAATTGATGAAATGTGCGGCGATCACAGCATGCAATCTATCGATATGAACGTTAATCATAACGACGACGATGACCACGAGGGCAGTATGGCAAAACGCCAGATGTTTAAAACAGCCCAGTATGCCGCTGAGATATTTGATAACATTAGCGATGATGATGAGTTCCCAGCCTGGATTCAAAGTAAGATGACAAAGATAGCAGACTACATCGGCGCAGTCAAACACTACCTTGAGTACGACCACGTTATGGGAGAGAAACTTGACAAAAATGCCACAGCAGGCGATTATGTCAAAGACTTTCAAGATTCCGATGCCCCGCAGTTCAAGGGCAAATCAAAAAAGAAAAAGCAACAGATGGCTATAGCAGCCTATCTTGACGCAAAAGAAGATAAATAAACTTCTTGACTTCGTAAAAACTAGTGGTATTATGATGTTGAAGGGAGGTGCTCCTATGAAGTACCAAGTCTTTAGCGATATGGATGGCGTCCTCGTCAACTTTGAGGGCGGTGTTCTAGAATATATGAACGAGAAGTTCCAAGAGATTGCGAACAATCAGGAAAAGTACAAAGCCCTGAAAGGCTCTGGCAGCCCTGATTACAAGCTCTACAAACTTGCCCGAGCAGCAGCCAGAGAACTTGGCGGCTGGGACGTAGAGATCAACAGGTGGCACATCGCTCGCTCTGACCAAGAAGGCAGCCTCGGACGCAACAAGCGGATCCGAGACTTTATGTACCGACTGGTTGAAGACAACGCTTCTCTCTGGGCTAACCTCGGCTGGGAGCGTGGCGGCAAAGAACTGTGGGATTACATCAAAGACATCCCAGGGTTGGAGATCTTGTCGGCTCCGATGGCAGAGGGCTCCAAGCTCGGCAAGAAAATCTGGGTCCAGCGGGAACTGGGTGTCCCGTTAGAAAAAGTCAACTTGTCTGACAGCAAGAAACCCTACGGAGTTTGGAACGGAAAACAAGGACTTCTGATTGACGACCGTGACAAATATGTTAACGAGTTCCGAG